CTAAATAATCTTTCCATTGTTCTTGGTTTAAGAAAGTTGGGACGTTTTTGGTTAAGCTTTTACGTCTATGGCAATCGGCTATGTATAACCGCGTGCCTTGAATAATATCATCTGGGTCAGTACCTTTTGCTACAGTTTTTACAAACTTGTCCTTGGCTGTCTTTTTTGCCCCTTTACCAACAGAACGACCATCTGGTGTTTCGTATGGTGTGTATATTTTCCACAACTCTTCAAACTTATTGTCCAAATCATTATTCGTCAATGCGGTCGCCCCATCATTTGTTTGTTGCTCGTTGACACTCGCTGAACCTGAGAAAAATTTATCTTGGTTATTTTTGTTTCCGTCAGGACAAAACTGACACGTCCCTTGGGGGACTATAGGGGGATTATTATATATATTATACTCAGTATTACTTAAATAATCAGTATTACTATGCTGGCCCCTTTTAGCGTATTCGCCATTTTGGGCCATCGGTAAAATAGGCTTACGGTCGACTGGTAAAAACTCATAAATCATACCACCAAACTTACCATTTTGGTTATGTTGATGTCTATTTATGTATCCGTTTTCGACCAATTCGATTATACCAGACTTAAAAGCTTTGTAAGATTCTTTTAATTCTTTTTCGACTAAATCTTGATAAAACTGCCATCCGTCTGGTTTGCTAAACAAATAACAATAAAATCCTTTTGCTTTGGCTGATATGTTTTTATCAACCAGGACTGCATTAGGAATCTGTGTGAATGGGATGTCTGTTTTTTTGATAATATCACTCATCTATAAACCCCTTTGCTTTTTTGATATTAGGTTGTGGTGTGTTACCCTTGTTCCAGTTTTCCAAGGCTTTTTTGATACTGCTTGAACAGAATTCGTATGGGTCCCATTTTTGGCATTCTGGGTTAGAGCATTTAGCATAACATAAATCGCCAGGAACCTGATATACAATCGGTTTCCCTTTTCTACAGTATTTACAAAGTCTTGTTTCTACAGAATCAGATTTTTCATTATCTTGTAACATTGTTCGTAATACTCCTGTTTGGTTATTCCGTGGGCAATACAAATTGCCATTCAAATCCGCCCGTTGTATGTAATTTTTTACAACAGCATTTACTTATAGCCCTTCTTGGTACACCTGTTTTTCTTTCTGCATCGGTCTGACTATCGAATCGACTAATTATTCTCCCGTTTTTTATTTGTAATACAGGTTTTGAAAAACGATTTTCTTTACCATATTTGTTGTACATAGAACTTTTGTGACCTAAAACATCAAATGAATGCCTTGTGTTTTCTTTATGTGTACACCATTCTAAATTTTCTACTCGATTGTCAGAACGAATGCCGTTTATATGATTAACACAAGGCTTGTTTTCGGGATTTAGGATAAAGGCTTCTGCAACAAGACGATGTACGCTAAATATTTTTACTTGCGAATTTTTTGACAAAAGTATAGTTTTATACCCTTTATTTGTTCCTTGTTTTAATCGTTTTATACGGCCTTTTTTGTTATTATAATTTTTTCTCGAAAATACCAAGCCATTATCTGTAACGTAGTAATCTTGGTAAGATTGTATTTTTTTAGCAATAGTCACAATAAACACTCCTTCATTATTTCATAGCACTGTTTAAAATATTCTGCCTTTGTAATTCCCCTTGCTATGCAGTAACCTTTTAGGTTTTTATTTCCCATCTTGGTTAAATGGTTTTTAAGTTCCTCTGGCAACGGCTCTGATAATTTCCCTTCGTGAATCATTTGGTGATGCTTTGCACATAATGGTATCAGATTCGGTAAATAAAATCTTGTAATAGGTGTCCCGCGACGAATATAATGATGGATACAGTCGGCAGGAACCTGTTTCCACAAGCTTTCACATACCCTGCAGCATCTACCATAAGCAAGTTTCGGATATAATCTGTCACACTTATCAAACCATTTGTCTTCATCTGTTACAGCTAATCTTTTTGTTCTCATTTCCTTTCCTTTATTCTTACCGCTCGGTAAGATTCCAGTCGTTTTTGTTTATTTTCGACCAAAATCTTACCGATATGTAAGATTTAAAACCCTATATCGTCTGGGATTGCTGACAAATCAAGAGGTTTTGGTTCTTGTTTTGGTGTTGATTTGGCGGTTGGTTTGTCTGTTGGTTTGGTCGGAACAGACACAGACAGGGACATAAACTTTTTACCAGCCTTACTTTCTTTAATCCAGGCGACAAGACGATAATCTTTACCGTCTACATTTATGTTGCCTTCATAGTTAGGTGCACGTTCTGACGACCTATTTTCTTTTTTGAACAACACACCAGTGTTGGTATCATCGTAAGCCATCTTTTCCTCCTTATTTGTTTGGTTTTATAGTAATCAAATGTTGTTTTGTTAAGAAATTGAATACCCTACGTTCTTGTTTACAATAATGGCGGTCTGGTATACCTTTTGCCATATCAGAATAATCGCTCATACGGTATTGGATTTTACCTTTGGCTATTCCCATACGGGCAGCCAAGTGGTTGATAGTTTTCAAATCGGTTTTACGATTCAATGCGTGAGTTGCGACAATAATATCTTCCTCAATCGTCCATTTGTGTAATAATCCGAACATTTTATTTTTCCTTTATTGTTTCTTGTGTCCAATCTTCGCCAGTATGCAAGGTTACAAACTCAACGCATCCTTGTAATGCTGTGCGAATTTTTTCTTGGTGTTCTGGGTCTGGTTCGTAACGTTTAATCGCTATACCGCCACGTGGGTGGTAATAAATAAAATCCCACCACTTGCGTTGCGTTATGAACAAGTTAAATTGAACCTGTGTGTAGTATTCTGGTTTGATATACGACACTTCCCGTCCACCATCTGCAGGCTCAGTCCATTGGAGAAAGTTTTTAGCTAATGGGGCTTTGATTTCAATCCCGCCGTCATCTCCAACTAATCCGTCTGGACTGCAACCAGCAAATCCATCGAACCGGTCATCTGCGTCAACGAATCCACATTCTCGGACCGTTGTTTCGTTGACCAGTTGGTATAATCTCCGTGCTTCGGACTCTAAAATCTTACCACGTTCCATAGCATACGAAGAATAATCATCTTTGTCTGAATCTTTGAACATTCTTTCGGCAACAACCTCCCACAACAAGTCTTTCTTGGTTTGGGAATTACCTAACATCGTATGAAAGGTGCTTGCTGTGAACTTTCCTAATCGCAGCAAGTCCCATTCTGGTGTGCCTTGTTGAACGTTCCAATGGTATCTAGGCATCTTTCTTTTCCTTTTTTAGTTTTGCTTTAATCAAGGCATCAGCCTGTAATTCTGTGATTTCGTCTATACTAGTTAAACCCAGATATTCCAATGCTTTATCCCAGTCTGTTTTCAAATCGTCCAACAGTTTTTTCTGGGCAGGTGTCATCATTGTAATATCGCCATCGTTTAATACGTCTGGGTCGTCTGTATTGTCAATCGCAAACAAGCCATTAAGGGCATATTTTCTAGCATAAGACGAACACGCACCAGTAATCTGTGCTTGTGTCATACCTTTTAGGTTTTCATCTTCACGTGCATACCCACTAACAGTTGCTATTTCTGCGTTGTTTTGTGCATCTCGCAGGCAGGCGACTGAGTGGACGTATACACGCCCACCAATCTCTTCCATACGGTCAGATAACAACAAAATCAAACGGTTCTCTTGTAGCATAGGTTTAACAGCCTGCAAAATCTGTTCGGCACTACGGTATTTATAGCCACCAAACTTATTGTCTGCATTTTTAGGTGCTTTTAATTTCTGTTGAATATCAAGTAATCTTTCCATATTAGTCTCCTAATGGTAAGTGTAATGTATTGCGTTCTGGTGTTTTGGTATCAAATGGCACTTTGATTGGATAGTCGGCAATCTTTTTGCAACCAAACACAGTCAATACACCATCTTCCATTTTGTAGTCGTAATAATCATACTCTGGAGCCTGTGGTTTTTCAACTGGAATCTCAGGTTTTTTGGTATTTGGACAAGGTCTTGATTGCACAAATTCAATCTGTTCTCTGGTCAGTTTTGACTTTGTGTTATGACCAAACCACGCACGACCTTTGAAAATCGGGTGCATTTTTTCAACAGGAACTTCATCTCTTGTTGATGGTTTTGGTGCAATCGTATAACCGCGGGTTGATACCTTTTTCTTGAAATAAACAGTTTGTTTAACATTCAATGTGCAGGCATCTATTGTCTTTCCAGACCCAAAATAATACCCGTTTTCATATACAGTCCATCCAACATACATACCAGATGGTGCAAGACAAAAGTGAATGTATTTATAATCGTTGTAAGTTTCCATAGTTTTTTCCTTTATTTAGTGGTTATTGAATCTTGTGCAGCACTGACAATCATAGCATAAGTAGCCAAGCATCGTGCGATATCGTGCAGCAATGGTTCGTTTTTACATTTTTCTACAAACTCAGAAGAGTTCAGTTCTTTAAGTGGTCGTGCAATCGCCACAATCGCAGCCCTTGCGTAACACAGTTCGACCATTTCAGCCTTTCTTACATCTTTGGGCATACCCAATAATAACTGGAACATAGTTTCCGCTTTCTCAGATGCCTCGTGAAAGTGTTCATCTTTTATTAAATCGTCTTTAATCGACTGAAATTCTTTTTCAAAATCTTTATTTTCCTTGTTTGTCATCTTCGGCCTCTTTTTCAAATGTTATATTTGTTCCTTTTGCATACGCGGCACACAAATCGTATGTCCTTGCAAATAATTTATTTTTGTTTGCTTCGAGCAGGTCTTCTACGCTTGCATCCCTATACAGTTCTGCGAGTTTTAACATCGTAGCAACAGCAAATCCCATACGAGAGAACTCGTAATACTTTTTGGTTTCTGGCATTTTTTCCACACGTTTCTGTAGTTCCTTACCAGCATCCAACATTTGTTTAGCTATTTTTTCTTTTTCGTTAGTCATCTTTGTTCCCTTATTTGTAGTCATTGGTCTCAACTAATTCAGTTTCAACACCATTGGTTAAATCTGTAATCCGTAAGAGAGCCTGTTTATCGGTAGCGGTCAAGACTATAAAATCCCCAACCGCCGCTATATCGGCCAATCCGTCAAGTTTTACCTTTAACGCATCGTCCAAATTCTTTCGGGTAACGACACTCCAAATAGAGCCTTTACCATCTTTTGTTACAGCAATTAAATCGCATCTCATTGTTCATTCCATCTGTATGTTAGTAGTGTGTATCCTGGTCGGTTTTTAATCGGCATTATATCAAACCAATATTCGCCGGTAGGAATCGTTTTGATGTTTGTTATCTTGTGGCACAAAATCCGTTCACACCTTCCGTTGAAAATCTGAATAGTGGTAGTTTTCCACCTTTGCTTGATTTTTATAGAATAGAATTTTATATCAAATTTTCTAACACTATAAAAAATCATAGAAAGCAAATACTCGGTATTAGTTGATACAAAAAATTGCACAGCACTAGGTTTTGCTAGGCTCTTACATCCTTTACACCAAGGTAATACATTATACCGCTGATTATGTAGGCTTTCCGCCACCTTCATCTCGGCTAGTAAATTTTCCTTTATTAGCATAGGTTTTCCTTTGTTCAACTCTATTTTACTCTAAAATTTTATAAAGTCAAGCAAAAATATAGAAAAATTTTACTAGCCTTTTCTATAAGATTTTCCCATTATTGTCAGCCAAGACAATCGCGTGTTTATCTGTATCATAATCATACACCACGCATATATCTGCGTCCTTACCTGCGTATTGAATCGTTGCGATATACAGCGAGTTATAAGCAATTAGGTTCATTCCACGCATATATTGTGGTGTATTATTATAAATCTCCGCGAATGTAAATGGTAAAAATACTTGGTTGTCCATTTTATCATCCTTATAAGCTTGGTCTGAATATGACGATTGTTCTGTCAAGGTCTTTATCCAAATCTATACCCTCGATATCGTCGCCAGTGGTAAAATCGTATACCTTGTCGCCATATTTAACTGATTCTTTTCTGCCGACTCGGTCTACATACACATCCAGACAGGTTGATGTTGAATTACCTTCTTCATCGCTCTGGCAACACAAAATTGCGTTGTCTGGGACACCCTGTGTAATTCGTCTTAAATCGCCTAATGTTATTCTAATCATTTTTTTTGCTCCTTTATTTGTATTCGGTTCTGATTGTGTCTAACACATCTTGAATTTGTGATGAATAGTGGTCAATACTATTGACTAATTCAATCGTATTGAGTGGGTCTGGGTCATTTTGGATAATCTCAAAACAACATCCGTCGATATTATGACATATTTCAATAATATCATCTACCTCATCGCACTCAAGGTAATCTTCTTCAATCGTATAACCGTCGTTCTCGAACACCTCCATCACTTGTTTAATAGACAAGTTGTTAATACTAACATTTTCGTCAAATCCCATTTCTTCAAGGGTTTCTGGGCATACTTGTCCTTCGTCAATCGCTTGGCGTAATCGTTTACGCAGACCCTTTTCGGTATGAATCTCTATTTGATTAAATGTTTCGCGTGCACGCAAATCTTCTAAGTAGCACAGTTTATAAATTTTCATTTTTAATCCTTTTTGTTTAATCGTTTATTTGTGAGTATTCATATTTTGTATCAACACGCCACATTTCGTAGCACGCAGATTTCCATCCATCTTTTTGTAAAGACTCTACATATCTTTGTGCCAACTCTTTTGTTTCACATACACAAAATACATCACTGTCACAATCACTTTCGTATCTATAAACTATATATACTTGTTTCATTGTTAATCCTTTTAGTTTAGTTCAACATCTATAACATCTTCAACCACATCTTCTGGTTCGCGATATACATAGTAGCTAGCATTTTCACACAACTCCCAATCTCCTTGTTTGTTTTTATACACAGTAAAACACATATTTTTGTAATCTATGTCTATTGTGTCATCATTATGCTCTGTGTATTCGTTGCAAATACTGTCTATATGAGCCATCAGTATATTGGTTGGCAACATTTCACCCAACGCAATCACTTGGTCCATAAACTCACAACAAGTATCTGCAATCTCGTTTATATAACTAAGCTTCATCTTTCTTTTCCTCTTTTGTGTAATCGTAAATAGGCGAAACCTCAATCCTTGTGGCACCATCTGTCCAATCTAGTTCAGACGATATCACATCGTATTCGCCATTTTTGATTTTATCGTTCATTTCATCTTCTGACAGTGGCTTGTCTGAAACAATGACAGCATCCACATTGTTCCAGACTGCCAGCTTTTCATCAAAACTAACTGTATATATGTATTTCATCTTTAACTCCTTACCAACTTGCCTCGTAAATGTATTGGGCATTATCATCTATGTCTTTCAGAACATCGACAGTGTGTTCAAGTTCTTTGTAATACCACTCATCATAGTCGGTAGAGCCGAAGAAAAATCCTTCTTGCGTTGGTAATAATTCATCGGCTTTACCGCGTTTTTCTAACACTTGCGAACAAAATCTTTTTAACTCGTGCAGTTGTTCGGGATACACTACCATCTCACGACAATCATCATTACCATCTGCACAGTTTTCTATAAAGAATCGGTGAATAGCATTAGCCTTTCGCCAATATGCGACAGGTGTAGTAATCTCAACACCGCCACCGTCAAATGACTTGATTGGTATAGTTTTGCGTTCAACACTACCATCTTCTCTGGTTAGTGTGAATACAATCTTTCCGCCAACAGCATTTACGAATTTGTTTTGGTTTGTTTTTTCATCTTTCACATATTTATACGGACTTATGTAAGTTCGTTTTTTTAGATACATATCTAATCCCATTGTTAATCCTTTTAGTTAAATGTTATTGTTGTAATACCCATAGACGCACAGAAATCTGTTGCTCTAACAGGTTTGCCTTTCTTCATTTCATCCAACAGTTGTTCTGTTGTTTTATTGGTTTTATGTATAGTTGCTTTCATTTTTCATCCTTTTGTTTATATGGTTTATTTTACATCCTCGTCTCGAATCTCTTTATACAGCATTACTGTAAAGCAAGCATCCAGTTCTGTGCTTGGGTAATTACAGTAGGCATCTATGTTAAATCTGTTCCAGATATCAGCAACATCATCTAACATTTCGTCTGGGTCGCTATCATTATACCAGAACACGCGTATATAGGCTTTATAGCCCTTAATCTCTGCCCAAGGGTCTATTCTATTACACAGTTCATCAAACACCTCAAGAACAGGGAAACCCTTATCTATAATCGTTTCTACTGTGCTTTTAACCTTTTTATATAGTATGTCTTGTAAATCTTGTTTAACCATCGTTAATCCTTTATTTTGTTCGTTATGTAGTAGTAATCACCCTGTGGAATCACAGCGTAATCTTTTCTTAGTGAGTTCAATGCTCGCTTTCCAAGGTATGCTTGTTTAATCGCAGGGCATCGTTCTCGATTAGCAAACAAGGTTGTTAAAAAGAACCCTGTTGTGCCAAATCTTTCGTTTAACTGTTTCACACTCGGTCTATTGCGTAGCATTTTAATCACCTTAGTCCAGTGTTTGATAATAATACAAACGGGCTTCTTTTTTCATCTTTCTAACCTCGTCTGTATCATCTGATTTGTCTGCGTATTTATCTTCGAACATCTGTTCTGCTTTCGCCCACAAATCGTTATATACCAGTCCGTATTCATCGTGTTGATGTTTCCAAATATTCCAATTTAGTATCATCACTAACTCGGTCCAGTATTTATAATCTGACAGCCACTCGCAAGCACCCTTAAAGGTATCTTTAATCGCTTTCACACCAAATGTGTCAGCAATCTCGAAGTCCATCGCAAATGTTGTGAAGGTCTTATACCCAGTTTGCTCATAAATCGCTGCATCCATTGCTGTATTATGTTGCATCATTACTCCTTTTGGTTATTTATTGGCTAAATCTCTTGACCTAACACGCAGGTCTTTCAATACAGCCCCATCATTCTCAATATACATACGATGTCCTTTAATCTTTATGTATAACTCCTTGTTTTTATTTATATAAATCTGTTGTTCGACACCATTATAAATCGCTTTACCTTTATTTATATCTAATCGCTCAACAGGTATTCTGTTAGTTGTCCTTGCCATCTTATTTACCTTTATTGTTTGACTTGACCACAAAATCTTCATAGTCTCTTTCGCAGTCATCACCACAGAACACTTCGCCATTAGCATTTGGTTTTCTTTTGGTCATCTTTCCACAGTTCCAACAGTAATCCCAACCCATTGGGTTATCGTCTGCTGACCATCTGTCAGAACTATTATTCCACCAACCGCTATTGTATGTAGGTTTATCATCTGGCTTATCATCCTCGAACACATATTTCTGTTCAATAAAGGTTGCGACCTTATTTACAATCTCATCGAACTGTTTTGTATCAAGGTATTCGTCATCTGTGTGTGGGTTATAATAAGCAATAGACAGGTTCACCATATTAATCCAATTTGCTCTTTCCTTGAACTCATTTACATCGGTATATACCCCTTGTGCTTTCACAAATCCAAGTTCTTCCCACTTTGCTGCGAACTCATCGCTACACAGTCTAGTTCCACCACTGGTTTGTATCAAATCCTTATTGTTTTTACGGTCTAATTCAATCATCCAAGGTGCATCCAAGTATCTATCTTCGTCCATCGCTTGTGCACCCAATCCACCAACCTCTTCTTGTGCTGTGAATATAATTCGGAACATCTGTTCTTTACTAAATGCTTTCCACAGCTGAATAATCGCAATTATACCTGCTTTATCATCGAATCCGATACCAGCTTGCTTGCCAGACAATATACGCTTATTCAAATCGAACACAGGAATCCGTTTTCCGTGTAATACATTGTCAGTATGAGCAACAAGAATAGGTAATCCTGCTGTTTTATCATTGAATCCAATAAACACATTACCGTGTTCATCGAAATCAATCTGGTCTTTCTTGAAATAATTTACCAATGTATGAACAGTTACTACATCAGCTTCAAGAATAGCTTTATAATCGTTAAAATTAGTCGTTATTTGTTTCATTTTTATCATCCTTTGTTTGTTTCTTGTGTGATACTTTAATCGTATATTTATCACGGTTCTTTATGAACTTGTTTGCATCCACATACGACCCTGTTGTTGTTTGTATATAATCGTTGGTATATTTACCTGTTATTTCATCTATTTTGAATCCGTCTGCCTCACAGCAATCTTTCGAGCAGTAAAATACACCATCTATTGTATACAGATAATCATTGTCATCGTCGTCACAATCTCTTGTATAACACCACTCGTGGCAATGATTACATTGTTTATAACCATACGAATCTGCACATCTATCGTCACAGAAGTAATATCCATCGATTTCCAGTGCGTCATCTTTGTTTATCCATTCATCGCACTCGTCACATTTTACCCATCCGTCTTCTTCGGCACATTCTGGCGAGCAGAAGTAATGGTCATCGCCACAGTTATCGTATAACTTAAAGCCATCACCAGAGTGCAACATCACTTCGCCACAGTGTTCACATACACAAATGCCAATCGCATTAAACAATGTGCTATCGTCTGTTTCACACATCCGTTTATCTGGGTCAGTTGTGATATACAATCTGCCGTCTATTTTAGACAAGCCATAGTTATAACCATCCAGATACATATTTGATGTATTTTCATCGAAATCGGCTGGTAATTCCAATCCGTCAATTTCTTCTTCTCTACCGAATAGGTCATCATCACGCAATTCGGCTTTAATCATCGCATAGGCTCTGTTTTGGTATTCTTTTTTAGCATATAGACGAATAAAGTGTCTAATCCCATTATATTCATACATTATGCATCGTCCTACCTGTTCGCCTTCGGAATCTTCGAATCTCACGACCCAACATCCTTCAATCGAACCGTAGAAACTTTCGGCATCGTCACCACGACCACTCATACACGAATAACCACACACCAAATCTTTTCCTAATACTGATTGGTTATCATCGTAGCTTGGTTCGTATGCTGTTCTAAAATCCTTGTCGATAATCATTTTACAATCGGAACCACCATCGAAGTATTCTTCAATTTTATTTACCAAATCTGTGTTCCAATTTTCAGCACCCATCTCTGTCAGTTTAGGTCTATGTCTTACATAGCTACATCCTTCGCCATTTATTTCACGAACAGCTACATAAAATCCCATCACTGAATCCCAGATAATATCTCCATTGTCTAGGTGTGTTTGAGCCCATCGTTTTTCGCCAAGGTAGGAACATTTAGCTAATCGCCCATTAAACGCAAGATACCACAAATCTTTATCGTTATGGTGTTCGCTTGATTGGTAGTAGCCCAATCGTTCAAGGAAAATCCTTGCTGCTTCAAGTTGCGTATAGGTTCGTTCTTTATCGTTAATCAGTGCATCAAGGCACAGTTGTTTGACCGTAGTTCCATCGAGAACCGTAGCCAAATCGTGTAGTGCCACACCGTAAATACCAATCCTGTCCATAAAGGTAGCCCAATCGACACCACCTTGGGATGTTTTATACTGTTTCCAAATCGGTCCGGTTTCACCTGTATCATCACCAACGACACCAGATATGGATTTCACATCTGTATAACCGTTCAGACAATCATAGACCGTTCTGTCTTTTGGATACATCCCGTATCTTTCCAACATATAATCTATTGGAAAGCAGACATTTAACAGGTTATTCACTGTATATAATTTGGATACATCGATTAACCTATCAACAATCATCTGTTTGTAGTCAATTTTTTCATCCATTTTTTTACTCCATAGTTAATCTACCGACAAATCGTAGTTCATACAATCTGTCGGTAGTGTTGTTATAATGTCGAAATCTGTTGTTTAACCAGTTCAACAGTAGCATTCAATCGTTTTTGGCGTTGTAGCTCTCTGTCAAACCATCCATCACGACGGCTGTATTTCATCGCTTGTGTTCGTCTGCGTTCTGCGTCAACAAATCCAAACATCGTTTTTCGTTCATTGACACCCAATCGCCACCCTGCGTTATTATACCACCGTAGCAAGTCATCTTCGTAGTTAATCAGTAGCTGTTTGATTTCGTTGCGGTAGCACTCATCGTTGCGGTAGCGGTCTGTTTCAATCGCAATTTCCGTAGGCAAGAAGACAAAATCATCTGGCACTACATCCTTCACAAACTTTCCAACACCCCGCTTGATAGTTCCATCGGAAAAACAAGCGGTGGAACAATCCCACCGCAATCTTGTTTTCATCGTTTAGTTCTCCATTTGTTCGGCAATTTGTTTTAATCCGTTCTCTAACTTGGACACCAAGTCATTAAACATCGCTTGCTGTTCATTTGTTAGGTTCGGGTTTTTACACTGATAGACCCACCATAAATCCCAACCAAAATCGTGTATGTATTTTTCCAACAGTTCAACATTTTTCATTTTTCAAATCCTTTGTTTCATCGGTTATAAAAGCGGGGGCTGTTCGCCCCCTGTTTTACAAGTCTAAAATATAGTTGTTGTTGCTAGACTTACCACAACCGACCCTTGACCCGTTGTCTAGTCTATTATCAAACACAACAGACTTTTTATTTATTGTTTGTAAATAGTCAACAACAGCCTTAACATTATCGTTTGCGTGTTCGTTTATAATATAGTTGTTTTTACTAGTCAACAACACAACGCCCCCGTTATAATATAAAAAACCAGTTGTTTGTTCGTTCAACAAGTCTGTTATTTGTTTTTTCTGTTGTTCGGTTGTTTGTTCGGTTGTCAATTTATTAAAGTCAACAACAGACCACAAACCGCGTCTAAATTTGTTGTCTAGTGTTTTACCGTTAAACAACAGTCTTTTTATTTGTTCAATGTTCATATTTATACCTCTATTTGTTCGGTTAGTGTTAAAGTGGTCATCGGTTGTCTGTTCATAAAACTAACACCCGACCCACAAAATACAGGGTATATTATTTTATCGCAAATAAAACGGGAAAATATACACAAATCTTGTCAACTTTTGTCAACAAAAAATGGCGGATTTCTGCGGATTTTGAGCCTTCTTTTTGCGAAAAGGAACAACTTAACCTCTCCTCTATGGGGGTGGGGTAGTAGGTAAGTAACTTCACAGGAGAACCCTGTATGATTGACTTTTGGGGGATGGGTGATTATAATTAGAGAGTGGAACAAGTAAGGAGATTATGTTATGGGTAGTGGTAGAACACCAGATGATTTTACGGTTAATGGCTGGAATAGGGCCAATGGGTATTTGATGAGGATGGGGGATTATGATACTCCATTAGCGTATAAAAAAGAGAAATTCAGGCGTGCAGCGATTGTTAGACAAGAGTTTACTAAGACTGAGGAGGGTAAGAAAGCCTTGTCGTTGGCTGTGAAAGAGGGCTGGAAAACCAGGGTTATGAAAGCTAAGGCAACCAGCGATACTACGGAGGTTTTGCTTCTGGAAGCCCTTACTAAGGTTGAAGACGGCATTACTACGTCAGAACTCGTTGCAGGCTGTATAAATATGATTGCCAGGGAATTAAGTAGAAGAGGCGTCCAACAGATAGAAGAATTAAGTTTGAAAGACCTCGTGCTTATCAGTAACTCGTTGATTGGACTTACAAAAGCCGCAGCAGCGACTAAGAAAGAAGAAGGCTGGAAACCACAGGTCCAGGTTAATAATGTGACCGTGAATAATACTTCGAAAACAGGTGGCGTTGTCGGTGGGTTACAGGATGTGATTGATTTGAGAACGCAAAAAACTCCGCGTAAGATAGAGGCAGAGATTGCAAAATGATTCAGTTAGCTTTGGTACGGGGACCCGCTCATACTAGTATATTCTTTCAGACTAGACGCAGCACTGTTAGTACCATTTTCCGCCCGCTAAAACAAAGTATAAAAGGAAAAATAAATGAAAGCAAGTGAAAAGTACCTTTTGGCTCGAAAATTATTGTTAGATTTTAAGGAATATGTGCTTTGGATACATAAACTGGCTCAGGGGACTGATTATGATATGACGAAGGGACATATTAGGGTTTGCGATAAGTTACAGGAGAGAGCGGAAGGAAGGAATACAAAACGTAACCTTATGATAAATGTTAGCCCTGGATTTGGTAAGTCGTTGTTATTACAGTATTTCATCACTTGGTGCTTTGCTCGAAGTAAACATTGTATGTTTTGTTATGTGGCGTATGGGGAGAGGTTGATTAAGAAGTTGAGTAGGGAAAGCCGTAACCTTATGATGATGCCAGAGTGGGAAGAGTTGTTTGGAAAGGAAATGGACCCTGGGGATAAGTCGGTATTGAATTACCATTTGATAAGCGGCGGGGTTAGAAGTGGATTGACCGCAGGTACAATCAGTAGTGCTATGTTAGGTTTGGACGCTGGTAACCCAAGTAGCCCCGATAAGTTTTATAATGGCGATTTGCTTTTAGATGATATTAACTCACCGGAAGTGATTAGTTCTGTTCACGAACAGATTGAGACCCCAGAGGTATACCAGAGAAAGTTAGCGACCCGTAGACGTACTCCGAAGACTGGCACAATATGTATTATGCAGAGACACCATGTGAATGACTTTGCTGGTTGGGTAGAGAAGAACGAGCCCGATGAATGGGATTGGGTGATTATACCAGCGATTGACGAGAATGGAGAAAGTTTTTATCCAAGCAGGTATCCTATTGAAGAATTGAGGAGGATAGAGAAGCAGAACCCTTCGATGTTTGCTGCTATGTATCAGCAGAAGCCTGTAGAGAATTATGGGGCATATTTCCACGAAGAATGGATAAAGGTGTTTAGGGCGACGCCTGAGAGTTTTGTTAAGGTGTTTATCACAACCGACTTTGGTTTCACGACTACGGGGGATAAATCGTTATTCTGTTGCTGGGGATTAGCGAAGGACAATAATTTATATTGCTTAGGTTCCCGTATGGGCAAATGGGAGAGTCCTGACGCTAAGAAGTATTGTATCGAGTTCTTCCGTAGGTGTAGGACGTTATATAAGCAGCTGAGGAGGGTTTATATTGAAAACACGTTATCTGGTATTGGGTTTATTCAAGATATGAAGAGAGAGTGTCCTGATATGGCTATTATTCCGTTGAAGCGTGGTGCGAAGAAGAATAAGTTAAATCGTGCTGAAAGTGCTATGACGTGGATGGAAGCCGGCAGGGTTTATATGAGAGAGGCTGACCCGAACTTTGTTGCTATGCGAGCAGAGTTATTGGCATATAATCCTGGGGAGAAGAATCCTAAGGACGAAGTGGTCGATAATTTCGGTGACGCTTGTGAGTTAGCGTTTAATTACAAGGCTGACAGTATATTCATATAAAAAAGGGCTTTAAGCAAACGCCGCCAGCCCAATTTATGTTTTAATTGAAAGAATTCACCAGGACGCCTCCTGGTTCGAATGAAGTATGGCATAAATAAAAAAGGAAGTCAAATGGAATTTACACGAATGACTGCGGCAGAGTTCAGAAATTTTGTTAACAAAAAATTGCCAGTTTATAACAAAAATAAAGACTTCGTTGCAAGAACTAACAAGTTCTGTGCCGAAAAGACGAATGTCGGACAAAAAACCTTTGATTCCAAGAAAGAAGCGGAACGTTATGTCAATTTACGACATTTAGAGGCTGCAGGCGTCATAAGCAACCTCAGGTCACAAGTGCGGTTCAAGCTTCTGGATAATTTTATTTATCACGGTAAGAAGATACGTGGAATAGACTACATAGCTGATTTTACATACGAAAGAGACGGCGTAAAAATAGCAGAAGACGTAAAGTCAACGATAACACGTAGACGCCCAGAATATATTATTAAGAAAAAGCTTTTTATGATAACTTACTCAGATTGGTTGTTTGAGGAATTTATCTAATTATTTACCCAAGAAAGCCAGAGCTTCGCTCAAACCGTCCTTAGCAGGTTTTATACCAGTAATCTTTGAGTAAATGGCGGCTAACATAAGCAAATGGTTCAATTCGTCCCCAACAATTTCGCCTACGACTTCACGAATGTTTTCGTCGCTGTCGTTTAATAAAGGCACGTAACCCAATAATGCTTCACCTTCGTCTTTGATGTTTTTAGCAATTTCTTCGATATTCGACATAATATTACCTCTTTGGAATAAATTTTTTAACTATGGTTGGTTTTAATGGTTTTATAGCATCTTCGAGCACCGTTAGGTCTAACGAAGCTAAAAACGCTCTTATTTCGGCTTTCTCCCAATCAGCTATCTTTTTTGACCGTAACTTACGTTGGTTATCTTCAACACCAGCAACCTGATACAAATAACGGACGTACACCTCAGCGTCGTCCGAATCCTCAAAATAATAAATGGTGTTTGCGTAACCTTTAGGGGTCGTTTCGGTTGTGACAACCTCGTATATATGACAAGGCTGCCCATCGTGAACAGATAAAAGACAAGGACCTCTTACTTCCATATCATCTTGATGATAAGATTTAATAATCTTATTTGCAAGTATTTTCTTCAATCAGATTAAAGTGTTGCCAAATCGATAAATCGTATTTATAATGCATCTGTATGAGGACCGATATGGAAAATAAAAAAATACAAAAAAAGATTCCGTTGAAGAATAATTTGAACCAGTTAGCGGCTGGAATTGTTCCTTTTGCAACGACAGGTGCGAAACCGTCCCTTAACCAGATAAACGCTATCGACTCGTTATCTAAACAGGTTCGTACCGACTTTATTACGATAAACTACGTATTACTGTCATATTTGTACCAACAGTTCGGCTGGATACAATCTATTATCGAAATTCCTGTTTTAGACGCATTTAGAGGCGGAATAGTTATTCACGGCTACGAAAACAAGGTTGTTGAGCCTGAAAGAAAGAAACGTGGCTTCTGGGGCTTCTGGAACGCAAACGACGACCAGAAGAAACAGGCTACCGATACAAGAGGGGCAAACGAACAGTTTTTGGAAGAACAGGCCAAAAAGCGTGAACAATGGGAAAAAGACCAGTTAGCGAAAGATAAAGCGTTGAAAGAGGGTGATGACGAATATATGCGTCAGGAAATCAACAAAGAAGACACCCGCAAGATTGAAATATATTTAAGACGCAACGAGATTTGGAATAAAGTTAAACAAGCTGAATTTTGGTGCAGATTGTACGGAGGAGCCGGTATTGTTATATTAGACGGCAGAAATCCAAGATTCCCTCTGAGATTGGAAGATATTAACCAAGATTCAGATTTAGAGTTCCTTGTTTGTGACAACTGGATGTTAACTGGCAGTAATGCTTATGATGTCGGCTCGAAAGCAATAGATTGGCTCTCGGAAACTCCTTTTGTGATAAACGGTCATCCAGTTCACAAAACAAGGGTGTTAACATTTAAGAACAAAGAGTTCCCTCCATTGTACAGAGCTATTGGTCGTGGTTGGGGAATGAGTTCTCTTGAACCATTGGTTCGTACATTAAACAAGAGTATTAAAAACGAAAACGTTATTTTCGAACTGTTAGACGAAGCCAAAATGGATATATTCCACTTCTTTGGTTTTAACGACGCTATGCAAGACGCTGACGCAACAGATGCTATTACACGTCGTGTAGGTTTTGCAGAACAAACCAAAAATTATATGGGCGGAATATTATTGGACTCTGAAGACGGTTACGAACAGAAACAGATTCATTTCAATGGTTTAGCAGACTTAAAACAAGACGCACGTGTCGACGTTGCTGCTGACGCTCATATCACAATGAATAAGTTATACGGAACTTCACCAGCTGGATTTAACTCTGGCGAAGCAGACCGTGAAACTTATGCCGATATGGTTGAATCCGAAGTTAGAATTCCTTGTGAAGCTAACATTATCAAAATGTTGGAGATAGTAGGAAGGAAAGTTTTAGGGAAGAGCTTAGACTTCGATATTGAATGGAAATCCTTGATTAGAACCAGTCAGTACGAAGAAGAAAAGAGAAAAACCCTGATGTTGGCTAACTTAAACGAAGCTAATATTTGGGGCCGTATAACCAACAAAGAATGGCAAGACGCTGTAAACAAATACAACTTGCTGGGTGTCAACGTAAGCTACAAAGAAAAGTTTGTCGCAGACCCAATGGCAAAACAAGTGTTCAAACCAGGCTTTGGTAATAACTAAGGATAGAAGATGGCTAAAGGTTTATTCGAATCTGAAAACAAGTCTTCGCCAAAGATAGAAGTAGAAGAAATACCAACCGGTGTTACCTACACAGCACGCTTTATCGTAGCTGGCCCAGTAGGATATGCAGACGGTGTTTATTTCTTATGCCAGGATGCGTTAGATGAATTTGCGTGGACACTGAAAGGCAAACCTGTCTTGATGGGACACCAAGATGTCTTAGATGAAAAAGATATGAAAAAGAAGGCCGTTGGGTATGTTGCTGATGTCCGTAGAGATGACGATGGCGGATACTGGGCGAACTTTGTTATATTTGAATCAGATGCAATTAACGCAATCAACGAAGGAAATGTTCCTTACGTATCCTGCGGATATCGGGCAGATTTGTGTGATGAAGATTTAACAATTAACAATGTTAAATACAAGAAACGGATTGTTGGCGGTGAGATGCTTCATCTTGCTCTAGTCAAAAACCCCCGTTATAATGGAACAGAGATATGGAGAAACTCAGATGACGACTATGTTGTAACAGATGGGGTTCTTTATAACCAAAAGGACAGAACGATGAATTTCTTCAAAAAAGTTAAGCAAGAGATTGACAAGGACTTGTTAATCAACACTGCGGATGGCGAAAAGACCATTGAACAGTTAATCAACGATTTGGAAGCAAGCAAAGAAACGATTGCTGCCAAAGACGCTGAGATTGCAGAGCTGAAAGCAAAATTGGAAGAACCAGCTGTAGAAACAAAACCAGCTGACGAACCAGCAGCACCTGCAAATGAAGTTCAGGAGACCCCTGAAGAAAAACCAGCTGACGCTGTAGAGACCCAAAAGGTTGACAATGACACGGACGCTGATTTCAAAAAGGACTTAAACAACAGCTTGGCTGACGATGTCAAAAAAGTGGTTGTTGATATTCCGGACGTTTCTATTAAATAAGGAGAAAAGAAATGGCAATAGTAAAGGCTAATTTTTACAAACAAGACTTAAACCAGTTCGCTCCTCACCGTGTTCGTGGTGAATTGTTGGATTGGGGTATGAGCGGTTTGCAAATGGAAGTTAAGATTGACGCCTCTGAAACCGATACATTGTATGCGGGTGATTTGGTAAAAATCTTGTCTACTTCAACAGGTAAACCAAAATTTGTTAAAGGTTCTGCTACAGACAAATGCGTTGGTTATATCTTGTATAACCCAAAGAAAGAAGCAATCAAAGCTGGTGATATCGTAACAATCTTGTTGCGTGAAGGCACTTTGAATTGTGTTACAGAAGAAGCAATCGACGCTGGCGACATTGTGTTCTACAAAGACGCTGATGGCTCTGTAACAAAAGTTCAACCTTCTGGAGCACAACGTATGGGCTTCGCCGTTGCAGCAACTTCTGCAACTGAAGGCGGCACATTCATTCCAGTATTGGTATGCTAAAGGAGAAATAAATGGCAGAAGTAAAATTATACAATGATAAAGGTGTGCAGAAGACTCGTGAAGAATTGTTTAATTCTGCAGAATTGGCACACATAGACCACAACCAAGAATTGATGAATGCAGCTGGTTACGGTGATATCGATTTGACCTTGTTGACAGTTTTGGAACGTAATATTTCCGAACAAAAGTTCTACACAGTAGACCCAACACAATTCTTGTCATTCGATACTTCAACAGGCGGATTTGCTGACTACATCACTGTATTGCGTTCTTTCCAAAACATTGACGGTGACCTGTCTACTTGGGAACGTGGTAACGACACAGATAACGCACGCCGCAACCAAGTTGGTGTTAAAGTTGAATCTGTTGCTTTGAAAGTTCACAATTTGGACAAAATGGTTTCTTACTCTATGTTCGAATTGCGTCAAGCAATGCAATCAGGTATTTGGAACTTGGTTACTGAAAAAGAACGTGCACGTAAACGTGACTACGACTTGGCAGTTCAGAAAGCTGTCTTGTTAGGTGACACTGACCACAAAGGTTTGTTAAACCAAGCAGACGCAACAGTCAACACAACTGTTTTGACAAAGAAGATTTCTGCAATGACTTCTACAGAGTTCAAAACATTCTTGCAAACTGTGTTCCACGAATATTTCTCACACACAGACTACACTGCGTTGCCAGATACATTCGTGATGCCTGTATCCGACTTTATGGGCTTAGGTACTGCGGTTGACGAACAATATCCAGTGTTCACAACTATGTTCCAACGCTTGAGCGATGTGTTCAAACAAGTCACAGGCAATCCAAATGCAGAAATTAAACCATTGGTATACTGCGAATCTAAGTTCCACGAAGGTGCATTCAAATATGCTATGTATCGTAAAGACTTCGATTCTATCCGCGTATATCAACCATTTGGATACAACGTTGTTAACGGTGCGACAGTAGACGGTGTGAACTATCAAAACACAGCTTGGGCACGTATTTCTGACGTGTTCTTGAACCGTCCAAAAGAAATGTTGTACTTCTCATTCAATGCCTAATTAGGTTTGAATAGAGTCAATTCACCTGGGGCGGGCCTGTAGCCTGCCCCTTGGTCTTTAAGGAGATATAAAAATGAAATGTGTAAATAATGGCAGTCAAATAATTAGTTTACAATTACCAATCGGTGAAGTTATCTTGAAAAAGGGCGATGTTGCAGATTTGCCAGAATGGTTGTTCAAAATGTTGTCTACAACACATCCAGAATTGAAAGCTATTCGTGAAGAAAAGGTTACTTCTGAACCTGCAAAAATTGTAGAACCAAAGGTAGTTAAGAATGATGGTAAAGGTAAAAAATCTGGGAAGTAAAGTTTTCTTACCAACAGGCGAATGGTTAATGCCTGGGGAAACACTTGAGGTTATAGAGCCTGTAGCGGTATTGTTGCAAGCTACACACAAAATTGAAATAATAACAGAAAAGAAGAAAAAGAAATGAATTACGTCGTCACTCTTGATGAGTTCAAACAGTATTTTATGCGTGAGTCTGGTATAGAATATCAGCCATTTCCTACGTTCGTTAAAACAGTATACGATATAGGTGTACGTGTTAATCATAACGGCACTTCCTGGGAGTCCATAGCTGATAACAATATAACCGAGCCAGGAACTGAAGACGCACAATGGCTTGAAGCTGGATTTGATTTTAATCCAGAATATCCAGAATGGGAAGCCCCAATAGCTTACAAGATAGACGATAATGTTATATATTATTCTAATTTTAAACCAACTGTTTGGACATCGTTAGTTGACGATAATTACACAGAGCCCGGTACGGACGACGACAAGTGGGAAAGAAACGAAGTCGAGGAAGAGGAACTTCCAGACTGGATACTTGATGTCGATATACTTCGTGCTATGGGCGAAGCTTCTTTCAAATTTAACAAAGGGTTGTATCCAGAAGACAAAGGTAAAATTATATTCTTATACCTTACAATGTTCTTCTTGGTTTATGACAAACAAATGGCTGCTTCTGGAATAAACAGCTCCAGTGCTGCAGGTCCAGTAATCCACAGAACTGTTGGCAAAATGACAGTTACGTATATGGAGTCTACCTTGTATAAGGGCAACCCAAGTTATGAATTCCTGTCCACAAACGATTATGGCAAGAAGGCGTATCAGTTAATGAGTCCATATCTGCGTGGCGGGGTAAGAACATTTATAGGCGGAAACACAGGTGACTAAATGCAAGTGAGCTCATCTTATGTAAAAAAGATTAACGCTGCAGTAGATAGAAAGATTACTGCGGCAATAAATCAGTTACAAGGGATGAGTGCGTGTGCAGGAATACGAGGTGGAACTGCTGCTAGTGTTGACCTGGCTAAAAAAGCAAGAATCAACCATTACGGTAGTTTTTCAAGAAATATTCCGTCACGTAAATGGGTAGATGTTTGGGACCGCAAAAACCAATATGGGTTACCTGGGGAAATCCGTGGGGAGATAATGGAGGCTTTGAGAGAAGAATTATCTTCCGATACGGGAGTTCGTGCAAAGTTAGCACCTGGTACTGACTACCGTATTGAAGCAGAGCCTACGCTGTTCGCACGTAAATCTGTGGGACCAAAAAGATTTATGGAGGACTTGGCTCGTATATTGAAAGAATATCAGGTCGAAGCGATAGAGGACAGAAACTTCGGTCCGAACACAGCTGGCGTTGGAGACCCACAACACAATGCACCATCTGTGGAAAAACGTAAAAAGAAAGATAAACCGTTAGAGTGGAAAATAAACTTGGCTGACAAAATAGAGAGTTGGGTAGAATGACACAATCAAAAATATCGATTAGATTGAAGGGCAAGTTAAACCAGTCAAAAGACCGGGGCAAGTTTTATTATTCGTTAACGCCTGTAATAAAGGAAGAACTTACTGGCGGGCTAACAGAAGCCGATAGGCAAGAAATTATAAACAGTGTTCAAAAAAGCTTGAAAAAAGGGTAATAAAATGAGTTCGTTCTTTCAAGACGCTTTGGGTGATAAAATGATTGGCGGTGGTCAAATGACACTCGCCTACAGACGTATTTTACGCATAGACGGTGAAGTTACTCACCAAGAGCGTTTACATACATTTACGGCACAAAAATCTATCCAACCGTTATCTCCAGACGAAGCCCAGCTTATGGGATTTGGTGACTATGGCACGAACGAATTTATAACGATATATACCTTAAAAAAGATTCCTATGCCGAGTAAAAAGGGCGAAGTTATTATTGTTAAGTTTAACAAAAAGGACTGGTATGTCCGCCGTGTGCTTCCGTGGGTTTGGGACGAAGGTACTCCGTTCCAAATGGGATACTGGGAAGTAACATTATCGCGGTTTAATGAAACGGAGGTAAATCCAGACTAATGAAAAGGTATAAAGATTTAGAAAAATATCTAACCAAAATGTGGACAGCTATGTTGCGTGGCCAAGCTGAAGAGTTTGGTTTTTCTGCTGACGAAAATGACTGGGTACAGTATGAACGTCAAAACAACGCCCCGTTACCAGACGCAACAACAATTTTAACATTTAGGATAGATAATTATGAGAATTGGCGTGGCCAGCGTTATGGCCGTGCTACATCGCACTACGACAAATATGGCGGCGAGTATATTGCAGAGTTACGTACCTTTCGGTGCGTTGTAAATATTATGAGCAAAGAATTAGGAAATGCGTTCGACGCTTCTAGGTTCGTTATTGCCAATCTGCAAAACAACCGTTATAATGATTTCGTAGAAGATTACGGACGGGAACTTGGTATCGAACAGATTTATCCGATGCAGAATATATCTGACCTCGAGAACGGAACCTGGACGGAAAGAATCAACTTTGAGGTTCAAATGAACTTCAGAGAAACAATTTTGGTTAACGACCCAACGCTGTTTGTTAAAAAACCTATCAGTCTGGGAGATTTGCCAAATAGTGTGAAAGTAAACACAGACTTAAAAAAATAGGAGTATTAAATGGCTACTAACGTAATTAACATTCGGAGATTCGTAGATGTAACAACTGGCGTTGTTTCTACACCAGCGAATGTTGCACGCGACTGGGGTGCTTTCCTGTTTGTACAAAAGGGTGCTGATGGTGCGGGCGTTACAATAACAAAGTACGCTGATTTGGACGCAGTTATTGCAGCAGGCTCCAACACTGAAGCAGCGAAGGCAGCAACCAAGTTCTACGGCACTTCTTACTACGGATACAGTCCAAACAGCCCTTTCTATGTCGCTGTTATCGGTGCTGCAGACGCAACAGAATTTAACACAAACTTTGCTTCATTACTTGCTTCAGAAGATTATTACTTAATCAGTATGGATGTCAATTTTGATGTGGCAACACGTAAATCAGCAGCGGCGTTATGCGAGGCTTCTAAATCGACGGCACACAAGTTGTTCTTGGAAGATTACTCTGCAGACGCTGTTAACAAAGACTTGGAAACAGATACTGATTCCTTGGCTGTTTACTGCAAAAACAACAACTATATGCAAACAATGGTTTGCTGGGTGAATCCAACTAACACAGACGTATATTATGCACCAGCTGTGGCTGCGTACTATGCTTCTCGCAGATTTGTTTCTGGTACACGTTCTATGGCTCCATTAACCCATAAGGCTGCGTCTGGTATTTCTCCAGTAAACTTAACAGACACAAATGTAACAGTCACACCAGACGTTGCGTTTGATAACCTGGATTCTAAGAACTGCAACGTTTATGCGAACGTGAAGATTGTTGGCTTACCAGCTTGGGAACGTGGTGTTACACCATCTGGCGATGACTTCGCAGATTTGATTAGTGCTGACTACTTGAACTATGTGATTACAATGAGCGTATTCAATGCGTTGCAAGTAAACCCAAGAGTTCCAATGAACAGCGACGGTGCTCGTATCTTGGCTAGTGCAATCGAAGTAGGTTTTGACCGCTTATCTAACGCCGGAATAATTACTGGCGGAGTATCTTTGGATGGCGAGACATTCCCTGCTACAGGATATAAAATCAACATCCCAGTTCCAACTGGCGTAGCAAGAGCAAATGGTTTATGGGAAAACATTGAATGTTCTGCCTTGTTAACTGGTTCTTGCAAGAAAGTTGTAATTGGCAACGTATTAAAGAAATAAGGAGTAAGTTATGAATATTCCACAAACTACAGACTGGAACGGTGCATTTAATGACATTGGTTTGGTTGACTTGGAAATTCGCTCTCCAATGGGAACATTGGACGTAGGAAATTTAGGTCCAAACGATGTTGCTATCTTGTTGACACCAGGTAACGATGGAAACGTTATGGAAGTGGTCGAAGGCTCTACAGGTCAGTTGTTAGCCAACAAATCCTACAAAGTCAAAAACTGGTCCGTAACAATTCGTTTCTTGCGTCACTCGAAAGACTATGCAAAGGTTACGTATTTGATTCAAGAAATCTTGAACGGTCATATCACAGTTGTATCGTTAAAATTCCGTAATAAAAACTTCAGTGCCTCAGGTAAGGAAGGTCAGGTAGATACATTGAACGAACAACTGACAGCGGGTCAAGCGTTCTTGGTTAACTTTGGCGGATTGGAAGCTGGTGCTGGTGCAAGCGGCGACTTCGAAGTTACATTCAAAACTTCTGGAGCCGTATACGAATCTGGTGCCTACACAGAATGGTCTAACAAATATTCTACAACACCAATGCAAAATCGTGGTGGAGATATTAGTTATGCTGGTAAAGTCGATACGTATAAAAACGCCGAAGGAAACCTGGCATTAGTTGATGTTCAAGGAACCGAAGACGACGATTAAACAACCCAAAACAAAAAAAAGGAAGAAGCAAAATGAACGACGTAAAAGCAACAACAGAAGCTTATATGGAAGCAATTAAAAAGCGTGTAGACGCTGCTCAACAAAGTGGGGATATACCAACAGATTTCGTATATTCCCACGATGGGCATACGTGGGTAATGACATTACCACAATCGGTTATGGCTCAAAAACATTTGTTACACGCACGTGATGAATTTTTACAAGAGGGCTCGTTTGAGACCGAAGAAAAATTCTTACGACTGATTGCTCCGAACGTTAGAATGGATGGGGCGTTAGTGAATCTTGAGATGCTGGATATGGGTTCGCTCGAAATTATGAAGACAGCATATATGGATTGTTTGTTGCTCCCTTTATCCCTAGGGGGCGACAAGAAGCTGGCGGAATATATGAAGATAGCAGCAGCAAACGTAGCCTAGATACTCCGCCCCCAGAATGTTTGGATTGGTTGTTCCTGAATCCGGTGCTTGAAGGCTACATAAGCTACGCGGACTTAAAAAACGGAGCAATCAATCTGTACGATTTATATGTGATGAATGAACTAATCGCTTATAAACAGCGAAGGGTTCAAGAAGAAGCAAACAAAGTTAAAGTCAAAAAGGCGATGAAAAATGGCTAAAAACGATGTGCTTATAGATGCAGGAATAAAGATTACATCCGTTGAGACCACGGCAGAAGCCAAGAAGAAGTTAAATTCTTTACGTAGTATCGCCGCAGGGTATGCTTCGGACTTAAAAAGATTAGAACAGCAGGCGAGCGGACGTATGGGTATGTCCGCCGCCCTGGTCAATACCGCTACACAACAGGCTGTATTAAAAGATTTAATACGTACGGCTAAGCAAATGAACGCTACACCAGAAAGCCTGGTCAGCTTAACCGAACGGTTAAACACACAAAAGCAAAAAGAAAAAGCCCTCAAAAACAAAGAAAAAATTGTTTTAGCTGCAGAACGACGTGAGGCTGCTTGGGAACAACGTGACGCTCGTAGCGTGTTAATGAAAGAAAAGCGGTATAAGAAGTATTTACAGGATGTTGATTATAAAGCGGACCTGTTTTACGAAACCGACCGTAGCGACCCAATGTTCCACGAGTATGCTCGTAACGCATTGAACGCAAGTCGTAACCTGTTAAGAAACCCCGATTACCGTGAAAGACTTATCCAAGAAGGCATAGGCACAAAACGGTATGAAGAAATAATCAAAGACACAAAGAAAGAATTAAGGTCAGCGACAGCGGCGTTAAAACAAATGCGTAGCACGTTGATTGCTGGTGCTGGCGGGATAGCTTTTGGTTCTTATGTATCTAACCAATGGGGTGCGATTAGGGCGGACAGAAGTACACCGTTTGAAAGACAATGGGAATTGTTTAACAAGGGTGTCCAATATGGTGTTGGTGCCGCCGGTGCAATCGCTGGAGGTACATTGGGTTCTCTTGCTGGCCCGTTGGGAACTGCTATAGGTGCAAGTGTTGGTGGTGCTCTCGGAAGCTTTTTAGGCGGCGTATTAGAAAGAGATAAAAGGGCAGCAGACTCATCAAAACTTGAGGCTGTTGAAATGTTACGTAACCGTAATTTGTATGGTTCAATTTACGGTCTTGGGTACAATATGTCAAAACTGATTTCACAGTCTGGATATATGACCCAGCAAAATTATACTGATATGGCTCGTGGTGCAGGGTCTTTTAAGGCACGTGCTCTGCTTGGGCAAATCAGTGACGACGAGTGGTTGGCTTTATATATGAATCCAAATTACTTCCGCTCGTTATGGAACGAAGAAAATGTGACTTCACAATTAACCGCATTACGTGAAGACCAAAAAAATTTACCATCTACTTTCGGACAATGGTCTGTTGGTGCATTAAGTTCTACTGGGTTAAACGAAGATGTACGTGCATTTGTTAATTCAGATATATTCCCAGAATATCTAAGAAACAGAGGGGTAAGCGAATACAGAGACTGGTTAATGTATCAGTCAGCACCAGGGTTCGAATATGCTAAATACGATGTTGGTACAAGAAATATGAGGGAGGCGTATGCACAATACGCTTTGTCTACAAGAGACCCAAATATTTTGAACTTCAACAGAATGTACGGTGCAGAGCTTAGACCTGGCGAATATATGGGAAATAGCATCCTTGGAAGAGCTGCTAATACCGCACTTGATTCAAGCGTCACACTTATGGAACACGGCGACCCAGTATTAGGTCTTATGCTTAAAGTTTCTGGCGTCTTAGACGAACTAAAAAAACTTCAGTACGGAAATCGTTCAACACTTATAATTGAAGTAGACGGTACCCAAACAACCGCTGGTGAAGTAATCATACCAGTAGATAGTGCTTTGTATAATTACACAAACTCAAAGGTAGGGAGTTACTAATGCTTAATCCATACAAGTTAACTACACCAAACATAAATGGTAATATTCAGTCTGGATATAGTGCGGCTAGGGAAAAATATCCAAACGGCACTGGGTATGATAAACAAGCCCAAGGTAACGACCGAGGCTACACAGGCGACTTGATTAAAACAGGTGCGGACTATATCCAAAATATACTTGGGACACGCTCTCCAATGTATACGATTGGTGAACTTCCTGCAGACAACCTTGTTAACCGCTACTCTCATTACCTGCCAGACGAAATAAACGGATTGGTGCGTGCTGTAGAGAACACTGTAGGTAATGTTCTGGATGCTGTTGGATTAGAGGGTGCGGCAAAAATATTTAAAAACCAACAAGAAGGTGTTATTATTGACGGCATAGGTGATGTGTCTGGAACGCACGAAGTTGACTTCTCTTCTAACCCAAATGTGTTTAAGACGGACCAAATCGTCAACAACAGAATTCGTAGACCAAGCAAACTAACTATGACTATATATGTGTCGAATTATAACAATGACGACACTACGGCTAGTTATTTTGACCGCTGGGGACAATTACATCCAGACTGGGCAGAAGGTATCAACCTGGGTAAAAACCTCATTTATTATGGCGGATACACACGTGCTCAATATGCGTTGTATAAATTACGCTGGTTAATGGAAAATGGAAAGCCGTTTACTGTGTATACTCCACACGGAATATATGATAATATGTTGATAAAAACAATACGTCCGTACACAACAGACAAGACTATGGATATGTTGTATTGTGACCTGGAGTTTGAGGAAATAATATTCTACGCTCCATATAGTTCAACAATCGGTACACAACCTGCTCGTGTAGGAATAGCAAAAAGTCAAACTGTATTAGAAACGGCTACATCGAAAAACACGTACGAAACCGTAGCGAAGTGGCTTAAGTTATAAGGGGTAAGCGATGACATATAATGAATTAGTTGTTGGCTCGAAAGAACAAATTCTGGATTTGGGTGAGGGTTACAAAGCCGATATTAGATTTGACCCGTTTTATAAAAGGTGGTATTATAACCTGTATAGAAACGATGAGCCGATTTATTCTGGCATAGCGTTAAACCCAGATACGCTCCCGTTGAACAGTTTTACAACCTACTCGCTCGGGTTGGTTGATAAATTAAAAACAAAGGACCCTTACGAACCATATAATGAACTTGGCGTTCGTTTGGGATTGATAGAGGTTACTTTATGAACGTAAACGGCGTAAATGTTTGTTTTGGTAAAGTTGTTAGGCTTACTATTAAAAACAGTTCAGATAGCTGTGTGTTGTTATATGCACCAGAAATGAACGAACTGTATTGTGCCAACATCGAAGCCAAGGTTACACAACTGCTTATGCCACAAATGACAGATGGTCGTTCTGATTACACGGCTGAATTTACGGTAATCAACCCACCAGCAAAGGTGTTGGAGATACTTGGGAAAAGCACAGGTTATGCCAATGTTTCAAAAATAGATGGACTAAAAAAATCTAAATCTCAAGCGTTTGAGGCATATTGGAAAACCAGACCAACTGCAACGCTTGACGTAGGGTATTGGAATTATGAAACAGACGACGTAACAAAGTTGCCCGCTATGGAACGGCTTTTTCACGGAGCCATAAACACAACTGTATTAACGCATAAAAACACAGACGATGTGTTGAAGTTTGCTTGCAGCAGATTTGGTGAGGCGGTGTTAGACCAAGCTGTAGGTGCCTATGAACAATCATTATTGACATACGAAGAAAGAAAAGCTGAGCAAGAAAACCTTCAAAAAGAATATAGCGAAAAAAAGCTGGGGTCCCAAGACGTTAGTTGGGACACAAAAGCCAAATCGTTAATTGGTGATTTCCTTGATTCGTATATAGATACAACACAAGGCGATACTCAAGAAACATTAGCCTTTGTAAACAATTTAATAAAAGGTGACTCAAACAGAACAGATTCTGAACAAAATGATTCTGGACGCGAAGTTGCTGTCGTAACAAAAGAACAGCGGGAATATTTAAAAAAACATATAGACGTTGCGTATTGGACAGCAGACCCTAAATCAAATGGTAGCCAATACAATGAGCCGTTAAACAAAAAGGCTGTAAAATTTCCAACAACAGGATTTAACACAACCCAAACTACCTTGGAGGGAATGTTAAATGATTTGGATGATTTTAACGGTATGAAAGTCACACACAAGTTAAATTATGAAACCAACAAACAAGGCAATATTGTTTTAGACGTATGGCCCAAAGGCTCAGGAACTGTTAGAACTTCTTCCGGAGACGGCAAAGCTATAGAAATAGTAAATTATCAAAACTTGCTCGAAGTCCCGTCTGTTGGGGCGAACGGTGCGTTGGTTGTAAAAATGATGTTAAATATAAAATGCGAACCAGGCAATAGGCTTAAATTAACATTAGACCCAAATCAGGGTGACCTATCTGGTACAGCTAACAGTTTTACAACAAAACCAGGTAATATTTCAAATCCTGCCGCAAGCAGATACAGAGTCAGTGCAGATTTGCAAGGTGCGTTAAATGCGTTCTTTGGACAATTTCAAATGGGTAAATCTGCAAATATATATTCTCAAGAAGTCCCAGCAAGGTCTGCCGCAGAAAGAGGTTATATATTCAATCACGCGTGGCCAATAAATCGTGCTGTTCATCATATTCAAACGCACGGCAATGCGTGGCACACAGAAGTAAGAACAGTTCCGTCTTGGAATGGAGTAAAGGTAAAGTAATATGTTTAGTGCGTCTTATGAAACGATTGCTGCAAAATACATAATTAAAACTCATTACATAATGAGGGTTACTGGTGTACACCCAGAAACACAGACGGTAGACCTGGTTCAAATCGTTCCAGAGTATACCAACGCTCCGATTGGTGACCTTGTTGTTACAAATGACTTTGGTATGGATATTATAGCGACAACAATAGCACCAGACGTATTGCAAGGCATACCTATCGTGCAACTGCGGTGGGGAAAGTTTTCTATTCAGGCTATGCCACAAATTGGTGATACTGGATATATCGAAGTATTTACAAATGATATTCAAGCCTGGATTAGAGAGGGAGAAGGTTCGTTGCCTTGGACAGATAAACATTTCTTAAAACAATCCTGTGTGTTTGTTCCGTTTGTTGCTGATATGACAAATGTAACGCCAAACTATCCTGACGATGGAAATACAATGCTTATCAAATCTGATAATGCAGAGATTGTGCTTACGGACGATGGTACTACTTCGGATGTGAAAATAAAAGCTAAAACTGTCACAATGGAAACAGAAGACGGGGTTAATATCACTGGTGACGTCAATATTACTGGTGGAATTTCCGTGTCTGACGATATAGACGTAGAAGGCAAAATGAAAGTAGACGGCAAGATTACAGCCAATGGAGATTTAGACTTTAAAGTTAATGACGCAACAGTATCGTTAAGCTCTCACGTACACACAAGCTCAGAGGCAGGAACGGCAACAAGTGGCCCAACCTCGCCTGAAATTTAAGGAGGAATAAATGAAAACCTGGGAAATGGACGAAGACAATCAGTTGGGTTTAGCTCACGGTCAAATTTTAATGAGCGAAAACATTGACGCTCTGCGTGTGCGTATTGACGCAGCATTACAGGTTATTAAGGGCGAAGTAGACGACCCTACTCAAGGTGTTGATTATTTTGGCATTATCTTTTCAAATACACCGCTGAGTATTAAGGTTCAAGAGTTAACAAGGGTTATTCGCTCATTAGACGGCGTTGATAGTGTAGATTTTATTGACGCCAAGCTGGACGATAAAACTGGTGCACTTTCGTTCAAATTTAACATATATTCTGTTTATGGACAAATGGAATATGATAAGACATTTGAAATTATAGCATAACGCCGTTATAATTAAAACACAGAGGTAAAAAAATGGGATACTGGAATAATACTGGTTATGTAGCAAACACTAAAGAATACTACGTTTTGGAAATCCAAAAACTGTTCGTGGAGGCTTTTGGGTCAGACTTCTTGCTGGACGAAACGTTACCACAAGGTATTCTTATTACGAGGTTGGCTGAATTGTTTTATAACGCCGATATGGATGGAATTGAGGCCTTTTCAAGACTTAACCCTAACTCTGCGTCTGGTGTATACTTAGATATATTAGGTATGTTGCGTGGATATACGCGTAACACAGGTATTCCACAAGTAGCCACTGTACAATTAACGGTGCAATCAGAAGGATTCCAACCATTTACAATCCAAGAAGGAACTACATTTACAACAACGTCTTCTGGAGAAGTCTTTGTTTGTTCCACGCCGCAGTTGGTTAATTCTACTGACGCTATAATTTCGCTTGATTATTCTTCAACAGGAAACTCATTTGCTACCGTGAACGAAACGTTAAGCACAGATGGTTATTCCCAAATCACCAATATGGTTATTACATACTTGGCAGACGGAACAGATGTTGAATCAGATTTAGACTATCGTGCACGTATATTAACAACATTCCCTGTTGCCTCTAATACAATTCAGAGTGTTAGACAGTTGTTGATGGCTAACCAATATGTAAAGTTTGCTGGTGTTAATTATAACGATTCCGATGAAACGGTTGGTGGTATTGGACCATATTGCACAGAATGGATAGTTGCACCAAAAGATGGTACAGGTGACCCAGTGGCATATTTAAACTTGTTCAAAAATGTAGTAGGCACAATCATTGTTAATAATAAAATGCCTGGTGCACCAACAGACGGAAACACAAGTGTTACTGTAACCGATGTGTTTGGCACACAAAAAACAGTTAACTTTTCAATACCAGACAAGGTTGAATTAGAAATCGTTGTTACAGTATCAACACCAGAAACAACTGGTATCTTAGACTTGACTAACGCAGACACAGAACGTCAACAAATACTTGATTATATTAACACGCTTGGCATCAACAAAGACGTCAGTTTCTCGCGTTGTATGAGCTACTTAACAACAGACGCTGGTTACGATGTTGTAGAATTCAAAATGCGTCGTAAGGACGTTCCAGGAACGTGGTATACAAATACTAATATGAGCATAGGGTTGCGTGAATACGCATCTGTTGCATTGGCAGATATATCTATAGGGGTGTAACGTGGTTAACGAACAAAACTATCCTTGGTACGCACAACAAGACGGGGCAATAAAAATCCTGTATGATGGGTTTTTCCCTATTGCAGAAGCTATGTCTCCGCTTACCCTTGGTGACGCTTTCAATATAGATAACCTGACTGGAAAGGCTTTAATCAGCGTTGGTTATATGTATGGCTTATCACCAACAGGTGCGTATTACACAGGTTTGTTATGGTCTAGTGAAAACTGGGACGAACAAGTTTGGACCGGAGAACAACAGGCGATAAACGAACAAGTGTATAAAAACTACATTAAAATGAAAGCGTATATCAACGGACGTCCATATACATTAAGTCTGTTAAACGAGGCGTTGACTATGCTTATGTCAGGGATAGACGGAGTAGGTTTTTATGTCACAGAAGACACAATGAGCTTTGTGATACACGTAGTTGCAACAGAAGCAGCGGCGGAAGCATTTCGCCAGGTTCAGTTGCTCGACTACAACTTCCTTGGGAAGCCAACTGGAATAAGCTACATAATAAGCTATGAAGAACAATAAGGGGACAAAATGATTACAAAAGATAGTATTTTTGCACAAGGTGGACAACAAGATACATCACAGGGCGATGCAGATTTCCGTGTTGGTTACATACCAAACACAACTGCTATGGCGGAATCTGTGAACCGTTTCGGAAGTATGTCCGATAGACAATTATGGGTGGTATGCCACGAGCTGGTTAACTTGTTGGCGTTGTATGGAATCACACCAGATAACATAGATACTCAAACCGACCCTAATGACCCAACCGCTTCACAGAACCAGTTGGCTAGTTTATTTAGCACAAAAATTAAACAACCAGCAACATTAACTGGTATTGTTCAGTCTGACTATACAACAGCACCAACACAAAGCGGTAATGCTATCTCGTTCCCACAAATAAAAATTTCATACAATAGTGCTGTGTATTATGGCGACACTCAAGCACAAATGAGAACAGTTACCTTGTCGGCACAAACATTGTCTGCTAACAGTTCTTGGGCAGACGGTGTATGGTATATTTATGCAAGTGCCCCAGTTGGAGCGACAACAGCAACACTAGACAAACAAAGCACACCTATCGCTGGAGCTGATGGTGCAACAAAGTGTATGCTGGGTAGTGTGTATGTTTACAACGGTGCGTTCCAAGCTGATACGTGGAAATTCCAACCTTGGTTAACAATTTCTACAGTATCAGAAAGAGAAAGCCCTGTAGCAACAACTAAAGGCGGATTTATTAGTGCGGTATCAGGAACGACAGTTCAAATGGGTGCGTTAGAGATAATGGCAGAAGGTATTAACTTCGATACAGATATGTATACGCCGTCAATACTGACTGTCTCATCGATGAATCCATTTACGTATAAGAGTATGTATCCAGGATATAACCCTGGCAGTTCATCTTCTAGCACACTCGATACAACTCATATCTATAATATAACTGATAACAGTTGGGATACATTAACAGCGGACCCAGACCATCCGCAATATATTGTCTTGGTACCTTGTATCACCCCGGCAGGACAAACCTTAATTATTGCTCCTCAGTCACGTGAATCTGGTGGTACATACAATCAAGTATTCTCAAGTATTGACGAGGCCCAAAGAAGCATCTATGGGTTAGAGTATGTGTTGAATGGAATTGCAGCACGTTGTATCTACTTGGGTCAATCTTTGATTGTTAAGGTTGGTGCAACAGACTTAACCTCTTCTGAAAACTTTGTTGTCGTTGGTATGTTGCCACAAACATTGTCGGGCTTTACAAGTGCAAGTGGTCAAACTGGTGGTGCTGCAGAATCTGTTTATGCTGCGATGAAGTTGAAAGATTTTACAAACTACACATCATTTACGGCAGAAAACAACACAGGGTATATCATTGGTTCGACAACCGCTCAGGTGACTATTACACCACCGACTGTTGTTGCTGGAAAAATAAATCAGTTTGAATTACAATATGCTCATACGAGTAGCAAACGTGGATTCACAATTACCGGTGCGTCTTGGTGGGGTGAAGACCAGCCAGATTTGGCAAATGGTAAAACCTACCTGATAATTTGCGAATATGTAAACGGTGCGTGGAGAGCAGGATATCTTGAAAGCTAAAGGATAACAAATGCTGTTGAGTGAAAAACTTTTGATGAAAAGCTGGAGACCAACCATAACTGAATTGTGTTGGAATCAGTCTGGAACGGTTTACACAAGCGGTACGCCTCGTGTGTTATACGCTGGTTCAAAGAAGGTGCTTTATAGCACTTCTGGCGGATACGATGTTGTTGTAAACTACACAAATCCAACAACACCTTCAGTAACTTATGATAGTCATAATATCAAAACGTTTTCTTCTCCCGACAGTAGTAGTTCTGGTATGGTTTATTATGGTGTAGAAAGAACAAATAATTCCACTGGAACATATACGTTTTATACCAAAACAATCACTCCGTCTACTGACACCATATCAGAGACATCGCAGACGATTGCAGGTATACAATCTGGTAATACTTGGAGTGGTGCAAACGCTGCTTTAATAAACAATGTACCTGTGTTTATTGGTAGAAAAGGGGCAGTAAGCACTAATCCTGGGTATGTTTTATACGCAAACACCACTGCGTTACTCGATTACAGTACTGGTGCATTTAAATTAGGTAATCTTAAAAAATTAGCTAATAACTTGTATGTTTACGGCAGAAGCCAAAATGGGGTCGCTACTGTTGTTACTTATTTTAAAGGAACGTCTACATCGGCAGACCCGTCTACAGCAAATAGAGTAGCAAGGGTAGACCTTGTTTACAATGGGGCGTATTATGCCTTATGGGATAATTGTTATGGGTTGTATAAACGAGACACGTCATTTAACCAGGTATGGTCTATAGAAATCAAAAACAAAGCCAACGAAAGCCAATATATAAAGTTCCTTGGGGCTTACAACGGGTATCTGTACGCCGTTGGCATACCAGCAAGTTCAGATTCGACGGTACAGGTTTGCACTTTGTATATGATTGACCCATCAGACGGAAGTATTAAACACGAATACGATTTTGCTGATTCGTTTAAAAATTATTTAAGTTATACGTGGACCAATTCTTGTTCTGGTATGCGTGCTATAACAAACGAGCCTATAATTTCATATAACGGATATTTTGCGTTGATAGTAACAATCTCGAGCCCAATCGATATGTTTGTTATAAAAGTTCCATAATAATCGTTTGCGTAAATCAAAAACCGACCACATAATAGTGGTAAAGGTGACATAAATGATTATAAAACTTGTTTCTGCAACAACGCAGGGCTTAACTTATTCGGTGGTGTTGAACGGAGGTGCAGGAGAGCAAGTTGACCTGTCATTCGTTACAGCCAAAATTATGGTTAAAAAATCTGCTTATGATACAGATAAAAAAGCCGTTTTAGTTCAAGAAATCGTTCATCCAGAAAGTAATTTATTATACTTCGAATTGCCAGCCGCTAAGACAGCGAAGTTGGAGGCTGGTAAATATTCTATCGCATTGAAGTTATTTTACGACTCTGGTGCAGAGGTTGTTTTGAGAGAAGATACATTATTAGTAACAAAGGGGACATTCGATGCCTGATGTAATACCAACAATTCCAAATGAACCAGCACAGGGTATTCAAGCCACGTTAGATTTGTTGTATTTGTGGAACCCTGATGTAGCCAACGAGTTTATAGAAGAGCTTGAGGCAATGATTGCCGAACTGGACGAAATAATAGATAGTTTGGCTCCAGTAGCCACAAGTGGTTCTTACAATGATTTGACAGATAAGCCAGCAATAGATGGCGTCGTGTTAACCTCAACAACCACAAAGGCTGATATTGGGTTAGACGCCCCAATGAACTACAAAGGAAGCGTGCCAACATACGCCGACTTGCCAAGCGACCCAGATGTTGGTGATGTTTATAACGTGATAGATTCTGGTGTTAACTATGCTTGGGACGGAACCAACTGGGATGAATTTGGTACTATTGTTGACTTGTCTCCGTATCGTACTGCAGCAGACCAGGATGTAATTGACCAGGCTATGCAGGGCGATATAGACGCATTAGAATCTACTGTAGGCAGACTTGGTACAGCGGCATATACAGACGCCACAGCGTACGCAACTGCAGCACAAGGTGCATTGGCGGATACAGCATTACAACCATCTGCTTTGACCCCGTATCGTACGTCTGCGGACCAAGATGTAATTGACGATGCACAAGATATAGCGATAGCTGACAAGGCGTCAGTAATTATAAGGAGTTGGTAATGGGAGCGTTATACTTAGGTAACACATTGGTAGCACCTGTTATTCAAGGAAAACCCAACGGGATAGGGTATTCTGTTACTGAAGAATCTGGAGTAAAGAGTATTGGGCGTAATTGGGCTCCAGTAGATTTGGCCGGTGCGAGTAAGGTTGAGAACGGGGCATTTGTTAGTTATTTCCAGACAACTTATCAGGTTATATCTAGTTCATATACTGGCCCAGCGATAATAAACGCAGGTAACAACCTGGATGTGGGCCCAGTTGCGTTTTACTATACGTTTAATAGAAATACTGGGGTTACTAGCACGGGGCTGTCGACGCTTATAAATGTTCAAAACGCTTATTGTTTTTACTACACTTTCTATCATTGTGATAACCTGACCAATCCTGAATTACAAAACCTACAGACTGCTGCAGGTGCTTATACTTTTTATTACTGTTTTGCTTATTCTGGAATAGAGGTTGCTGACCTTGATAACTTAACAACGATAAACGGAACTTATGCGTTCGCCGACACGTTTGCATATTGTGCTTCGTTGCGAGAAGTAAAAATTTCAAAATTGACGACAATTAACGGAACTAGTGCTATGGCTGGTTGTTTTCAGAATTGCACAGCTTTAGAATCCGTTTCGTTTGATTCTTTGGAAACCCTGCCTATTGCATTAGTTAATTATATGTTCAAAAGTAGCGGAATACAGCATTTATATTTTCCTGCATTAAAACAAATTACAGGAACCGCACCAACATCAACCAATGCTATGTTAAACGGCGTAAGCGGTTGTACGGTTCATTTACCTGTTTCAATGGCTGGGTCTGTGTCAGTAAATATGTTTGGTGGAACAAATACCATCCTATTGTTCGACCAAGGCGAAGTTGTAACTGTTAATATAACTATACCATCGAATGTAACCGGTATCATTGTTCAAGGACAGTATTTTAACGTAAGTGACAGTGTTGTTCCTGTGGAAGTTGACCCTACCGAAACTATTGAATTGTACGCATTTTCAAACGATGACTCTGGTAGGTTGTTTACAGCGGTTATACCTGCTGAAGATTATGTAATTGACCTTGATAACGGGAATTACACAACCACAAGTTTAGTATGTAGTAATTATAACGTTTCTTCACAATATTATAATTATGCAGTAGGCTTGTCAGGCAGTTACTATATGTCAGTTGTTGGATTGGACACGATTCGAACAGGTTCGTTAATCAATGCGTTTGATTTATGTATATACTACAGAGAATCTATTGGTGACGATACAGCTATCGTACCACATCCAAACGACTATCGTCAGGAAAATGTTACACCGGGTTCTACTGTATATTTCCGTGTAGGACAAAATGTGGCAACTATGGTGACTGCTGCAGACCTTGCTACCCAATGGGGATTAACTTATGGGGTTGCTGACAACGGTTGGGAATATAATACATATACCAAAGGAAACGAAACGTATGAGTGTATAAAAATAACATCTAACAACACTATAAATTGGCATAGTTCAAAATCGATTTCTGTTGCTACGTCAGTTGGTGCACTCTTAAATGTGGCTCCTTACTCTTGTGCTAGTTCTGAAAAGAATTATGATTTTGGGTATATCAAATTAACAGAAGGCTCTACAGTAGACCTTGATGCTTCGCAGATTAAAAATGACAATTCCTCGAGTATGTATAAAAATTCAGGGGTTAACGATTATTTTACCGCACCAGGCTCGTGGTCGTTAGTGTTAAACTGCACAGGCACAAGTGCATATATAAACGTTGGGTACGCTTCAGACAGTTCACAGTTTGGTGGTGACGATGCGTTTTATTTAGCGTATTTTACAATAAATGTGTTTACAGAAATACCAGTTTTATAGGGGGAATAAATGACAGATAAAAAATTGCAATCCTTGGTTATAAACAAACTGACAGCAGACCAGTATGCTACGTCCAGCAAATCACAAGATGAATTGTGGATGGTTACTGATGACAATACGTATGCAACAACTGCAGACTTGGCTACGAAACAAGATATTATCCAGTATGCAACAATGCCTACGGCTGGTGCTTCTAATGTTAACAAGATAGTCCAGTATATAGGTACAACAAACGCAAATTACACAAACGGTTATTTTTATGTCAACATTCCGACCTATACACCACAATCAACGTCTATCAGTCAAACCACAGGAGGTGGTTTAAGTAATTTGTCTGTAGACACCGATACTTTTGTTACAGCAGAACAACCAACAGGAGACGAAACTGTCGACTTTGTTGCAAGTGTAACACCAGCAACCCTTAGTTTTGTTCCTCAAACCACTTGGTCTGTATCGGCAACGCCAGGACAACTAGAAAATATGTATTGGAACGAGGCTAGTATTGACCTTAATTCGTTAACATCAGCCGAACAGCAGAACCTGTTTGTTGAGTACTATAATGAAAACAACGTAGGCTTTGGGTTTAATAACACAGCATTTATGAACTTAAGTGTTGCTGCTTTAGGTGATTATGGAATTACTATAACAGGAACCCCTGTAGAAAGCGAATCAACAACAGGCGTTTACACACCACAGACCGTTGATTGGGAAAAAGATAGTTCTGCTGTAGACATCGCAAGCTATGGCATTTCGTTTAATGGTACAGTATCGGACGGAGATACTTTGACTGTCGTTTATACTGCAACATATATTTCTGGATATAATTGGACACAAATAAATGTTCAGCCTGGAGGCGGGTCTATCGAATGGACAGGGCATTGGGATATGCCAGCGAATACGTCGTATGGGTATCTGTATCCACGTTTTGATTTTGATATACTTCCAGATGGAGAATATGAGTTTTATTACCAATATTTAACAGTAAATTCAAGTTACACCAAGATATGGACTCCTACAACAGTATTGTTACAGTTTACAAAATCCTCTGGGTCAGTAAACGGAAGTATAAATATTGTATTTGATGGTCAAACATCTATGCTACCATCGGATAACAGCCTTGGTACGCAAGGGACGGTTAACTTGTTACATAATACAGAGTTAAACAAAGATAGTCTTATCTGTGGAAACGTTGGTTGGTGGGCAACAATCGCAAGCGACGGAGGCGTAGATTATTCTGTTCCAAACGTATACCGGTGGACGGACGTTAAAAACATTACCACTGGTCAAACATACCCTGTTTCTGCTGTGGTTACGCTAGATGGCGTACGATACCCATCTGATTATTATTATTATAATGGAGATATAAGAAGCGGAGAGTTTGTTTACGTACCAAATCCAAACTACCTGATAACAACAGAAACCGAGATGTATAGTAACTGTTATGGTCTTATACTTTATGGTGTTGGCGGAGAGTACACAGGTAGTATAAATTCTATGTTTAATACCAAGGTAACAGTATCACTTACAGATAGAACTGGCTTAAGTCGATTTGAGGCAGACTTATATTTTAATGCTTGGGGTCAACATTATACTGTTAAAACAGCAACCGGTTTGTTTGAAGGGGCTCGTATAGGATTCAAACAAAAATGGGACGCAACCGTTTATCTTCTGTTTGACAATATGTACACAGGAAATAATATAGGAATCAACTATACGATGAGTGTGTTTGGTGCCAAAAATAGCGTTAGCGGTATGAATTTCTTATACGAACAGCCGGAAAGTTTTATCGAGTTTGATAATCTGACCGTTGGTGGTAATATAACTGTAAACACGCTTGGTGCGGTACTTCAATATACCGGCGAAACAAACGCTAGTTACACAAAAGGGTACTTCTATGAAGCGACAGGGAATATTGTGACCGTTCCAAGCACAGTAGACTGTACTCCGAACGACCCGAATTTTACTGTAACTATGACAGACGTGGATGGATTTGTAAGATATATGTCAGCCACGTTTGGGTATGACCAAGAATGGATAGAAAGTCAATTAAACTCTTCGTATTTTACATACGACGAGAGTACAAATTCTATGGTATGGGGTCCGTACGGGACGTTCTCTTCTGAAGCTTCGACGGTAGTAGTAGGGTTCTTTAGTTTTACTCCGGCGTTAAGCCAAGGGGATTATTTATACTGGGATACATCTAATTTTGTAAAAGGTTCACAAACGGTGCAAAACCAATCTTGGCAACAAGCAGATGTACAACCAGCAGGTGGGAACACAACATATCAGCCGTTCTCTGCCGGATGGGACATTAGTAGTACAACAAAAGATTTTTGCGACGATGTAAATGCAGACACCTCGGCTATTGAAGGTATGGCTTACTTGGGCGAAGTAACATTTACCGATATGCCAAATAATTTGGGTAACGCAGAGTGTGTTGTTGAAATTATGATGCAAAACCCAAGCAACAAAATCATAACATTGACATTAACCAGCGGTAATGTTTCTCCGTATATGTGGAAATATACATATTGGAATAATGGTACTAATGTAAGTGGTTGGCAGACTTGGGCTACTGCGGCACAGGGTGTTTTGGCAGAAACTGCAATTCAGCAAAAAGGAACAATGCCAGTAGCAACCGTAAACAATCAAGGTCAAATAGTTCAATACAGAGGTACAACCACATCAAGCTATACCGACGGGTATTTCTATCAGTGTCAGTTAACTGGAACAAACCCAGATACGTTCGGGTGGGTTCAAGTTGATGTTCAACCACAAGGTTCAAGCTTGCCAAGTCAAAGCGGAAATAGTGGTAAATTCTTGATAACAGATGGAACAGACGCAAGTTGGGGTACAAGCATAACTTATCCTATGTCTATTATAGATACTTCTGAGTCAAATCCGACCACAATGTTAACACTTGGTGTCGGGTCTTCAAATAGTAACTATTTTGGCATAATGACGTTTAGTACAATAACCAGAATAGATTTAATGCTTGGCGGTAGTCCTGTTTTGGAATTAAGAAGGACTAATCTTACACCTGCGTCGGATAATTCATTCGTTCTTGGGTATACAGGACAACAATGGAAAAACGTTTATACTTATAAACTTAATAACGGGGCAGATATAAACATTCCAACTGTCGGTGGTATAATGATGTTGCAAACACCTACATTACCAACAGCTTCTGCCACAAACGCTGGTGAAATTTATCAGTATGTAGGGACTACAGATTCAACTTACACAAATGGTTATTTCTACAAATGTGTTTACGATAACAACGTTTGGTCTTGGGAGAGATGGGATGTACAACCACAAAGCGGAGGCGGAAGTGCCCCAACATTAACTTGGTATACAGTGTCAACTGCTGGCAATACACTTACTATTGCAGATACAAGTTCGGCACAGTTGGTTAAAATTTATAAAAACGGTTTGTTGTTGCAACCAACAGACGATTATTCAATTTCTGGAACAACCTTAACAATGGTTACTGCGTTGGTTGTTGGTGATAAAATTACAACGGAGGTATTCTAATGGCAGAGACAAAGATAAATGCTAATCAGACCAATATAACTGCTGGCGATATAGGCGGACTAACCAACAACACTTCAAACTCTGAAAGTTTGTCTATTAACGGCACAATATCCGGAACTGGTAGTTATAATACCGCAATACAGGGTAGCATAACCAGTAGTAACGCAGAAAAATCTGTTGCTATTGGGTACAATGCTAACGTTTACTCGCATTATTCTATAGCACTTGGTGCACAGGCTTATGCTAATTATTATGCAATAGCTATAGGTAGAAGTTCACAGGCAAATGGCACAAACGCAATCGCCATTGGTGTAGAGGCAGAAGCAACAGCGGCAAACGCAATACAGTTGGGAGCGGGTTCAAGAGAAGTAAGAAGAAATACAGATGCCAATACCTTTAAGGTAGGTAATGCTAATGGTAATTTCGAAATGATGTCAGCAGATGGTACTGTGCCTATGGCTCGTATTCCTTATACACTAAAAACAATTACATCTTCGTCTGCCTCTGGGTATACAGCAAACACAATCGTTCAATACGTAGGAACGACAGACGCAACTTGTACGAACGGATACTTCTACAAGGCTGGTATTGTTCCTTCTTCTGCAACAATAAGCCAAACAACAGGTTCTGGTTTAACTGATATTGCAGTTGTTGTCTCAACATTTGAAACAAAGATTTCAACGACTGGAAATTACAACTTCACCTATGTAGAAGATGCGTTAGCCTGGGTAAATCCAGATAATTACTTTGTAACTCTTGCCGACTACGGCATAAGTTATACTGGGACGCCTGTAGACGGAGATGTATTAACCGTTGTGTATGTTGGTGAATCTAATTCTTGGACACAGGTGAACGTGCAACCACAAGGCAGTTCTTTGCCAAGTCAAACAGGTAATGCTGGTAAGTTTTTAACCACAGACGGTACAGATGCATCTTGGGCAGATATTACATCAACGCCTTCAACAATGCCAACGTTGGCGGTTGCTGATTGGAGTTCCAACACACAGACAGTAAATGTTACTGGTGTAACAGCGACAAATACGGTGTTTGTAAGTCCAGCCCCAGCGAGTGCTGCGGATTATGCTTCGGCAGGAATTGTGTGTACAGCACAGGGTGCAGGAACATTGACATTTACTTGCACAACAACACCGACAAATGCGATAACTGTGAATGTAGTATGTTTATAAAAGGAGTAATGATATGCCTATTATGCAAACTGTGATACAAGGTGGTGGTAGTACCGATACTCGTGGTTGGCTTCCAAACAGTATAGAAAATGGTAAATTAGTTTATTCAAGTGCCCAACCAAATTTTAGTGGTGTTACAAGTATTGGTCTACGAGTGTTGGCAGGAAGATGTGAAAGTAATAAAGCAATAACTGGAACTGTTAGTTTTCCTGATTTGGTTTCTATTGAAGAAGAAGATGCTTGTCGAGAGTGTTTTAGGTACTGTGATAATATTACGGGAGTAAGTATGCCGAATTTGACAACAGTAGGTAGTTCTCATAGTATGGAAAGTATGTTTGAAAATTGTGTTAATATAAAAACTGCTGATTTAGGTTCGTTGACAACAATTACAGGAACAGGGGCATTAAATCGTTTATTTTATGGATGCACAGAGTTAGAAAGCGTTGATTTAAGTTCGTTAACCTCGGTTGTTGTTGGGGGAAGTTATGTTTTTAGCGGTTGTGCAAAACTAAAAAGTATAGATTTAAGTTCGTTAACCACAATCGGTTCAAACGGATTTAATTATTTCTTTTATAAAAGTGGGTTAGAAGAACTTATTTTGCCAAATGTAACTTCAATAGGATATAGTGGGTGTAGTTATATGTTAGGACAAGCAACAAATATGAAATTTTTGGCTTTTCCAGCATTAACAGCACAAACCATAGGAAATCAAGCAAATATATTTGATAATATGTTGTCTGGTGTTACTGGTTGTGTTGTTGTTTTTCCTGCTGAATTACAATCAATAATAGGTAATTGGTATTCTGTAACAAACGGATTTGGTGGAACTAATACGATAGTATTATTTGGGGATATAAAAAATATACAAGTGTCTATACCACAAGGATATGTAGTGTATTTTAATGGACTTGATATTACAAACAAATCATCAGTTTATGCTATTATTGGTAATAACACAGTAGAAGGTATAGATTCAAATGGTCGGGCATTCAAATACACATTTGTTGCCGATGCTAACACAACCTCATTTACACCAGATGTTTCAGGATTAACATTTAATGAATTTCAGTTAGATTCAAACGAAACAGGTGTTACATTTAGTGCTAGTACTGTTTTATATAACACAACATATCCTTTAACAGTTGATATAAATAATAAAATATATGCAACAGGCGGATATACTTTGAATGTTAGTGGAACAAAATCTGGTTTTTATATTGAACCAACAACAGCGAGTTCTGACACATCAGCAACAATAACATTAACAGCAACATCAGTAATTGGGTTAGATGTGTTTGATTCGTCAAATATTTTAAGTGTTATGACTGGGGATGTTTCCCAAGCAAGTGTAGATACGACAAATAATTTGTTAATATACCCACCAGTAACAACAAGTAGTGGTTCTTGGTCTGCACAGATTGCGTTGAATGTCCCAGCAGGAACAACAAAGATAAAAATTTTAACATCTGCACGTGTTGATAGTGAACTCAACTATGATTTTGGATATTTAGCACTTGGAACAGAAAGAGCAAACCCACTACCAACTTGGCAAAATGTAAAAGCAGGAACTATTGCGAACGGTGTGTACATATTTAGACAATCTGGACACAATAATTCTTCGATGACAGACATTAATTATGAAACAACTGATACAACACAAAATGTATTAAGTATTGGTTTTGCACAAGACGGTGGTTCTGGTAATAAAATGTGGGTGTCAGCAATAACAGTAATTTATCTTTAATAAGGAGTAATAATATGAAAGAAAGAAAATCATACAAAGGCACATTGAACGGGAACTTCTGCATCTGCACAGATAAAAAGCCAGAAGGATTCGAATTGCAAGAAGAAGTAACTTTCTATCAGGCAGACGAAGGCAAAATATTCAAGAAAGGTAACGAATATGCCGAAGTTGTTTTCGACACAATTCGTGGTTGGGAAGAAGTAGACAGCCCTGACAAAGTTCCAGAGGAGGGAGGGAAAGATGAGACTACAGTGGATTAAGACGATTGCTGGCTGGATATGGAAGGCGATTTCGTATAAAAGCCGTATCGAAAAGAAAATGGACCTGTTGCTTACAGAAACACAAGAAAACACCAAAGGGTTACTTCGGTTGCGGTATTTGTATTTTATCGAACATCGTCCCACAGAGGTCTCGATTATATGTGCAATATACGATGAATATAAGAAGCGTGGTGGCAACTCAGAAATTGACGCCATACACGCAGAGTGGAAGAAAGATGTTGCTAAAGGAATATACAAAAGGAAACGTAAATGAAGAAGTTTATTTCCCAAATGTTTCAAGACGACACTCACGAAATCTGTATTGGCCGATTTTCTCTCCTTTTCGGCTTAATTCTGACTGCTTTCACTGCAACGGCTGATATGGATATCGAGGGCGAGATGAGCTGGGCTGAGGCTGCTTTACGTGCCTCCCCAGCCATCGTTGGTTTGATTGCTTATGTAGCAACCAGATTGTTTGAATGTCGTGAATGGATAGCGGATATAACCAAGACGCTAAAAGGGAAGAAGTGATTGAGAAAGAGTTTGTTGAACAGTATCGTTTTTACGACATCTACAAAATCGTAGACGGTAAAGGACAAATTCTTTTCAATGCCAGTAGGGACAATCCTGCTAAGAAAGGTGTTACTCATACTGGTTCAACGCTTGCAGAAATCAAACAGTCGATAGATTCGATGTACGAATACTGCAAGAAACTAAAACTCAATATAAGGGGTTAAAAATGAAAAAGAAAACATTAGATAAAATTATTGAAGTATCAAACATTTTGGCGATTCCTGTCGCAACTGCAGCAGGCGTTATTTGGACATCGTTTGACATAGGTGCGTATGTTATAGGAACATTTGGCCTATTGGACAGCGTTTGCGAATATTTGAAACTGTTCTGCAAGAAATAAAGTTTTCGCCGCCAGTCTTGCTTGCTTGTTCCTGACTGGCAGGGTAGCACTCGCCCACGGTGTGCGAAAAAGTGGGCACCAACTAAGGAGGACCCTATGCCTATAGTACAAAAAACATTTTTAAGAACCATTACAATTCAAGACAAATACGCTTATCGTCTGCTCGACGTGGAGGCTGGCACTAACCACTGGTTAGAAGCAGAGCCTATTACTCGTGGCTGTGTTACAAGAACCGCTGAGAACGAAGGGGTATTACGTATCCTTCTCGAAAATGATGCGTTAAGACTAACCAAAGAACAACAGAGGGTAAAATGAAGCGTTTATTTTTATTATTGGTATGTTGTTGTGTTTTGTGTTCGTGTTCGAACCCTTCTACAACAGAACAAATAACAGAGAGTACACAACAGACAATTACAGCACTCGAAAAGACCTTGCCGAACGAATGTAAAACCCCTGCTGTGACAGAGACAATACGCTCAATTAGAAGCCAAGTAGAGTTATGTAACTCTAATTGTGAACAACGTATCCAAGTGTATAAAGAGAAGAACCGTACGTTATGGGTAGCTCTTATCTCTATCTTAACATTAGCTGGTTTGTATATAGCAAGGAGAGTCATTATATAAAAAACCGGTGGTTTTACCCACCGGAACACCACACGAACAAAGGAATGCACGAAAAACTAAAAAAAACTAACATACATTCACATTAAATTATATTATACTTAATTAAAATTGTCAAGTTACAGTATAATTTTATGAGTTTTTGGTATCGTTAATGAGACCACGTTCTTTTTAGGGACAAAGTTACAGTAGTATGGAGTACCAGCTGTATCTCTTGCTAAGTAATAACCTCTGTTGATAAGAACTTTTTCTACTACAGGTTGTGGAGCAGAGTATCTGAAAAGCAGTTTATTCTTGTCAATTATATCAAACATCTGGTCTATCGAGTCTTCTCTTGTTGGTGTCAACCAACTGATATACACACCACGTGGCAACAAGTTGTAGATTGTGCCAGCGGCAAAGTATTCTTTCGTAAACCCGATTTTTTGAGACAATTCCGAGTCTAATTTCAACATTGGTTCTTGCATATTATATATCCTTTGTGAATAACGCCAACTCTTCTGCACGACGTTTGATTAAACCTTTCATTGGTTTGCGATTAGCTTTTATCCAATCCCAGTTATAAAACACCTCTGGCCAATCTTGAGCCTTAATCGCTTTCCAACATTGTGATTTAGAAAACGCAGACCAACCGATGTTATAAATCAACGAAGCCAAAGCTTGTTTTTGGTTATCGGTAAGAGTTACGCCAGACAAACGGGGATAAACCTCTGAGTTCAGATAAGCGTCTAACAACTGCTCTGCACGAGCCTGTGTAATCTTATCACCTTCTTTCACAGGTGTACCGTCTTCATAAATGGTTGTGCCATATCCGATGGTCCACTTACCTGCAGGGCATTTATAGGCTGTTAACTCACAACCTTCGTATTTTTTAATCAAGTCTGTAGGTATCTTACTAACAGTTACTTTCTTTGTTGATACAGTCTTCCAAAACATCTTTGATATCCTTTCCGTCTATGCCGTTACCAATACAGTCCCAGCCATCTACAGTTTTACGTGCAAACAATTCTACACGAGGCAAGTCTCCACAAAGTTCCACAATACGTTTATGAACCTCTATTGGCTTCACTGAGTGGCCAGAGCGTTTTTCTTGAACCAACTGTCGTATTGTTTTGTTGATACGTTTTGGCGAACCTTTTATACCAACTAAAACATACTCACAGCTTCCTAATGTATATCTTCCCATAAGAGCAACGGGGGTGTCTGACCGTGTGTTCATTTTTAACCAAACAAACGCAACGGTCTTAAATTTAAATCCCCAAGCTTTCATAACTTCCAAGCAATCTGGAAGCATAGGACTTGTAGTCCACATAAAACACATACAATCTTTCGCTGCAATCTGTTTTACTGGTAAGTCACACAAGTCCTTTGTTGACATTACATCATAAGTAATTCCTGCGTACGCTGGGTCGTTTTTTCTCTTGTCAGAATACTTCCAGGGACAATCTGCAAGAATAATATTGTATTTAGTCATCAGTCCTTCCTGTTTTATTAGATTCAATCCAAGCATCTAAATCTTTTTGTTCGTAGCGGATACGATTACCCCATTTTACAAATGGAATATCGATTTTGCCTTGGCTACGCATAACGGATAAACTTTTCGGAGTTGTCCCCAGATATGCAGCAGCCTGTGCTTGTGTTAATAACATAATGTCCTCCCTTACGTATAGTTTATATTTACTATAATTATACACTATAGTCAAGGGTTAAGTTTTATTAACAACCCATACGTTCGAACAAATCGACACAAACGTTTAAGCATTGTTCTGGGCTCTTATACTCAAACTCTGGTTCGTAGCTTTTCATCTTTTGCCCAACTGCTACACCTAAAGCGAAGCAGAACAGAAGTGCAGAAGCCATCGCTATTATTTGTGTAACTTTTTGTAATGTTTTAATCTTGTTTTTTGCCTTCATAGATATACCTCTTATATTGTATTTTACGTCCACGTCGATTAGTTTTATGTACCCATTCGTCTGTGATTTTATGTTCACGTCTCAAACAACGGATACAGCCAGCCAAATCAACGATAAACAGTTCGTTAAATCCCTCCAATGCGGTAATACTGCCGTATTTCTGCAGATACCACAACACATCATCTTTTTGGGTTGGTTTTGTCATTTTTACTCCTTTGTTTCACAATGATTTGTTGCTTCTGTAAAGGTAAACTGTGCTTCTGCGACGATTTCCCCTTTATTGTTTATAACCTCTGCTTTGCAGGTGTATAATGTGCTAAACAATTCTATTTTGTGAAAGTCATAACAACGAACCGTCACATTATATTTGTCGCACAGCTGGCGTTTAAATCTTAGTCCGTCTACAGACATTGTCACAATCACATCATTTTCAGACAGCCCTGCTTGTTGCTTGATATAAAACAAAGCGGCTCTATCCATTTGGTCAAATATATAACCACCAGAATACATACCATAATCGTTAGTTTCAATCATTTTAACCCCTTCCATTTTTCATCCCTATCATATCTATCATCCACGGTCTTTTGTGGAATCCAGTCGTCCCTTCGTGGGTCCAATTCCCAAAAATGGTCGCACGTCCATATTCTGTGTCCTCGTTTGTTTATTTCATATTTTGATTGGAACAATGCGAACGATTGTGCATACGGGTCTGGTTTTGCTAAATACCTGTAACACTTGGTCCGCATTGGACAATCGCTATTACAACACATCGTTATGTCTGGCATTTTTACTCCTTTCTGCAACCTTTCTTTGGTTAATATAGTGCCACAGACTGCCTTCTTTCCAAGTCCAGTCTTCCTCAATCTTCTCGTTGTCATAAGTATTTACTAATCTGGTAAGCAACCAATCGTGCCAGCAATCTTTACAATAATCTTTAATACCTAACCAAATGTATTTCATTTTATTCACCTTTATATTTCTACAAACATTGTTGATGTGGTAGTGCTTTTACAGATATGCCACCAACGAAGTGCTGTATCTAAATCAATTTCCTTGCTGTATTTAATTTTTAACCAAACATCATAAGGTATTATCATTATTTATCCTTGTTGTTAAAATATGTGAAGTGAGGTTGTTGTATTGCTTGTTGGTCTACTTCTCCTGTGCCGTGACACATTGGACAGGTTACCTTTGGTAATTTTTTTATTTCTGGCAATCTTGCACCGCAATACCCACAATACTCAATACCTTCTGTTCGCAATACAATTTTACCACATTTGTCACAAAAATAACTTCGATAATCCATCATTACATATCTCCTACTTCTCTTATATCCAATCCGCTTTCTTCTGTTCTGCCAATCCATTTAAATCTTAGGTGGAACAACAGCAAATCGATGAATATCTCTTTTTCTTCTCTGTCTATTTGGATGCCAACAATCAAATTATAAAAACCAACCATAAACCCAATTCTGACCATCTTAACCTCCTATTTGTTCCCAGATATAATAATCTTGATAACCGTCTATTGGCTGGCACGAACATATTGCTAACGTCAGCAAAACGATAATCAGCTTCATTTTTACCCCTTTAATCTTGGTGGGGTGACTAGGAAAGAAAGTGAATGATAATATTGTCACCCCTTGATTTGGCTGGTCGAGTGGGCCTCGAACCCACAACCTTCCGCTTAACAGGCGGATGCAAACTACCCATTGTGCTATCGACCAATAACTACTTGTTAATTATTTTTATAATATTAGTTTTTTTTGATTCTTCAACCTTTTTCCTTAATTCTTCATTATGTTTAGTATTATAACCATACTTTCCTATACATTGTCTAGAACAGAAAACCAGTGTTCTAAAATTGAGTAATCGGGCGTCTTTCTCAAAGATTTTTCCACAAGACGGACATTTTATTATTGCAATCTTTTTTGTTTTTTGTTGTCCGTGCAACGATATATGTGCTTTTGCGTCCATAAGTTGTAGATTACTTATGGTATTGTTATATTTGTTGCCGTCTTTATGGTGTATGATACATCCGTCTGGAACTGGACAACCTGTTTCTTTTTCCCATACTAAATGATGTTCATAACAATACCGGCCACGATACCGTTTGCCCTTAAACCAGTCTGGTGCAATCACTAAAATATAATCACCGTTTTTCATTTTTTTGTCCCTGTGTTGCTCTGCCGTTGAGCTACACTCCAATCTTGGTGGGCAGGATTAGATTCGAACTAATTCACTCCGAAGAGGCCAGATTTACAGTCTGGTGCACCTCGCCATCTGTGCCGCCTACCCAAATTCGAGAGCAGTTTTTTATCCTTGGGGTACTCAGCCAAGTGTTGCGTTAGTTCCATACTTTGACACTCAAGGATAGTAGTTTGCTAATCTTTCGGACTAACCCTATCTATCGTACGTCCCTTCGTGTCTTATCCTGTCCTCCCGAGCAAACAGGCCCAACCTAGCCGTGTGCGAAGGGTCTGGGTGATGAGCCCCTACCTGCACTCTTGGGTGAGGTCGCGTCACGCAACGAAACTATACGGGTGTCACAACCCATTTTTTAGACTCGTTTTCTAACCTGTGGGTATACACTGTTATATCGTGAATAAGTTCTCTTAAACGTTCGTGTACATCCTTGGTTATTATCTTTTGTGCCATCAGGCCTTCCAACATACCTTCCAGCTTTGCGATATTCCACTCATTAAAATCTTTTGCACCATCAGTCATTTTTCATTTCCCCTACGATTTTCACATAAGCTTCTTTTGCAGTCTTACACATCAGACGTGATTGGCCAGACTGTGGCACCTGCACAGCAATCTCCCTCAACGCATTTAATGCGATATCCAAATCGTTCTTGTATGATTCGATATATGATTCGACGTAATTGTCCAAATCTTCTTGCGTTTTAATATAATCTATACTCTTCCATTCTGTTACTTTCATCTTACACCTCTTAACTGGGTGGAGCCAATCGGCTTGGAATAATTGGCTCCATAGGAGACCGCAATCGGTATACCAAGAGCGGTCAGAAACTTGTGATGGCGGGAGAAAAGGAATCAAGATGCTACAATAAAAACGCCACCCACCATCAAAACTCTGTCGGGCCAGCAAATGACAGAAAGACGAACAATGTAACCCGACAGAAACAGATAATAAAAATCTAGCTTACTCAACCCCCAATAAATCCTAGCCATTTACCAGGGTAAGCCCACAGCCGGAACTGTGCCTCTGATGTTATTTAACCGTGTCTTTTTTACTGGGTTGGCATAACATCTTATTCCCTACGAGGAATAGGGCAGGACGGAGAGGAGTTGTCTCCTAGCCCAAACCGTGACAAATCTGCCACAACGACCACGGAAATCGTATGGAAGGGTAACAGTCATTCGAGCAAAACAAGCTACCCCGTGGCGAAACTCTCTGGGACTGTTCAACAGGAGAGAGAATTATAAGAAGGATTTCGTCAAAAGTCCCAGAAAAAACGAAGAATACACGTTAGGATATATACTCTTCGTTTGCAATTATTAACTATTATTTACCCAAAGTCAAGAACAAATGTTAAAAATTTTCGTCATTTTTTATAATTAGTTCGGCCTTGGTGCCTGCATAATTTATTTTATACAGAGCATATTGTGGTTCATAGGTTGCGGTTCGTGGAACAAACCATAATTTTGCGGCTTGGTTTTTAATACCACCTATACGGTTTTTCCTTATACAAAACCACGTCCCATACCCTTGAAAATTATCTCCTTCGTTTGCAGGTGCGACCATAACAACCTGTGTTGCTTGTTTAATTTTATTACTTGACCCAATAAACTCGTTTTCGGTTGGAATAATCACTTCTTCAACCTTCCCCATCGGTTTACGCAAATGCGAAAAAGCTACAACACCACAACCATTTGGTGCAGCTTCTTGAACATCACGAATCATTTTCATCAACTCGGTTACGTGTGATATATCGCTTTCGTTCGGGTTATCTCTATCCAAGTAATCTAAGTGGTCTAAAATAATCAGATTTATGCCTTCTGACGTCACACACCTCATCATTTCTTCCTTCAAGGTTTCTACAGTCCAAGGTAATCCGTCTGGTGTTCTACGACCAAATATATGCTCTGTGTGTAATTCGCTTTCAACTTCTTTTTCAATCTCTTCAAACACTTTCCTGTCTGGAATTATTTCTGCCGTCTGCCATTGACGAGAGGTAAAATCTGTTCTACATCTCTCATTATAAATCTTTCTAATCTCTTCTGCCTCAACATCGCCTTCAAAGTTTTCAAGCGAAAACAAAGCGGTGGTTAATTTATCATTGGTTTCATATATGATACGTGCAAGACTGGACTTACCTGCACCAGAACGAGCACCAATAATCACTAAATCTGAACACGAAATCCCTAACAGTTCATCGTCAAGATAAGGAACTCCGAAATGCCCAACAATTTTGTTTCTCTCCCAATACGTGTCCATAAAGCTCATTTTACTTTCCTTTCCTTTTGAAATGATAATCTATCATACCTTTGATTTCTCTCTGCGGCAACGGCTCTGATATGATAGAATTTATCTCATTTATTGTTTTTTCAGCATTATATCTATCGCACCCTGCATCCCTAAGCCACATTGTTATACGGGCTAGTTCAGAGTTCCTGTTTCCTGGGCCTATCCTGCTCACGTGATAAAATTTTTCAAAGTTATCAGGGTCGAGCAACTCAGCCACATCTACCGATGGCGGTGGTCCAAGATATCGTTTTGGTTTTTCTGGCTTAACAAAAGCCAACATCATTTGTTTTTCCTTCCAACCAATATAGCAATTATCAGATACAACACGCACTAAAAATGGGTTCTTGGGGTCTTTCAAATGATAAAACCCAGGTGCCCTTAATGTGTGACACACGTCTTTGCATTGTGGGTCAGCACCAAGCAACCTAATAATCCCTTCTTCAATCTTTCTATAATTTTCAATCGTGGCGTCTTCAGCTTTCCAATAACAATGATAACCACGTTTCGTTTCAACAATTTTACTTGGATAAATAGGCAATCTGTTAATTCTTTTCATCTGGTCTTGCTTTGTGCCTTCATCTATATCAGCAATCCAAAAGTTAATCTTGACCAGATTCTCTGCTCGCCTACTACCTTCAAAGGTGTTCGGAGTATAATGTATACCAAAGCCACGAGCATTCCAATCAGCCAGTTCTGATTCTGGCACATTTTTGGAGCCATACTTGGCTTTAAGTTCTTGATTATAGTCGTGTATAACGTAATACGGCGACATTCCTTGTTCCTTTGTGTTGAGCACAGTTTAACATAGTTTTTTCTGATTGCAAGTTTATTCTGTCAGTGGAATATGTTTTCCTAATGCACCAAATAAAATCCCAAGCCATCTTACCCTACCAAGTAAGAACTGAACCTCAAATCGATGTTGTGCCCAAAATTTCGTGTCCAGAATGCTGTTTGAGAATGCGATGGTATACTTACTGCTTAAAACTCGTTTCGCTAATTCTAGTGCCATTTCTGGTGTTTTTTCAACAGGTACCCAATTTGGTGCATATTCCGACCAGTTTTTCCACTCTGTTCTGAGTAAATCCATATATGTTTCTGGGTCTGTGTTTTGCAAATCTGCATTTCTAAACATCAAACCCATTGGCATAACAGGTATTGGTAATTCATCTGTTTGGTCTAAATAATCTTTCCATTGTTCTTGGTTTAAGAAAGTTGGGACATTTTTGGTTAAGCTTTTACGTCTATGGCAATCGGCTATGTATAACCGCGTGCCTTGAATAATATCATCTGGGTCAGTACCTTTTGCTACAGTTTTTACAAACTTGTCCTTGGCTGTCTTTTTTGCC